CGAAGCCACTGTCCGGATCGTAGCCGCCACCTGCCCCTGCACGAGATAAAAGCACAAGCTGTCCCAGCTCATTGAGCAGGTCTACCGCAGCTTGTGCTAGCTCGTCGTACAGTGCGGATGCCATCACACTCTTTCAAAGGTCACAGAGCCGACTCCGCCAGTCAACTCAATCAGGCCATACAGCAGGTCGCCGATCACCGGATAATATTCCGCTGGCTTAATCGCGGCAGGCTGTGCGTAGCGCAGTGTCAGAGGCCCTACCGTCTTTTCAAGTATCGGGGCGGCATCCAGGTCCCGGTACAAAGTGCCCTCAACGTGGCGCCGCGCCGCCTCGGCCGTTGCAGCGGCTACGTTCGGGTGAACACGCGCTACTGGCGGTGTTACCGTGGTGTCCCACAATGCCGCGGTAAGAAGACGACGAGCATAGATGAATTGTGTTGCACGCCTCAATGCTGCTTCGCGCTCGGTCGTTGACTTGTTGTCCCAGACGTTCTTTGCAAAGCCGAGATCAGTCAGATATTTGTTGGCATCCTCGAGGCTGATGAAGCTGTCATAGCCCGGAGCCGGGTAGACGGCCACAGCCATGATGCGTTACGCCTCTTCTTCCTTGAGTCGCTTCCAACCAGAGCGCTCATGAAGCTTCACATTGGCCAAGCCTTCCACGTCCATCTCATTGCCGGCCACATCCACCATGCGAACGACCTCGTCGCCTTGCTCAGCTGTCTCTTGTTGAAGCGCGCTATCCACAACCAGAGTCATGCCAACATCTGGATTCGGTCCCTCCGACGGTTCGCCGTTAGAGTGCTCACTTGCATGGGCCGGTCTAGCTCTGACATTCTCCCGCTCGAGACTGGTGGACGATGGATGAATGTCTTTGGCAATCTTCTCGACCATCTGTTGTTCGTCATCTAAGATAGATGCGGACTTCGACGCTTTCTTTGCTGCGGTCATCTTGAGCCTCTCGATTAAAAACCTCCGGACCGAAGTCCGGAGTAACTTACGACCGACCAACATCGGTCACAGGAGAACACGCGTCAGGGTTTGTTCAGCGGGTTGATCTGCGGTGTGTCACCACCGGGCGCCGTCGTCGGACCGCTCTGTTCATCTTCCGGTGGCTCGGGCACATCTTCGCCGCGAGCGCGACGTGCTGCACGTTCTGCCTTCGCTTCGGGCGAATGACCGCGCCCAGCTTCGCCGGACTTGCCGGGTGCGCCGCCGCCTTGACCGGGTGCATTGCTACGGCCTTGGCTTCCGGGATCGTCTGGTTTTGCCATGAAAAGTTCTCCTTGAATAGTAAAAATTCGGGTGTTACCCCGAGCGGAAGACACGGAGCACCTTAGCGTGCGTTGTGCCGGTCGACCAATTCTGCGAACTCAGCCTTCTTTGCGTCGGCTGGGAACTGCACGCCCTTGGCCTTCAGGGCCGTCCGCATCTCGTCGGACGTCATGCCCTCGGATGCCGGCGCGCCGCCTGATGGTTTCGTCTCTGGCGCCGTCTGATAGCCCATACGTGCATCGACTGCGGCCTGAGTGCCTACTTCGTCGATGTTGAGCGGGCGCCCAGACGTGGTGAGTGGGTTCATGGCTGTCGGTTGTGCTGCGTTGGGCACAGCCTTCACCACCTGGCTGCGGCCGTACTTCTCCGCGGACAGTCCCGTCTGCAGCTCAGCGTCCTCGCTTTGCAGTTGTGGGATGTTGACAGCATCGTCGCCCTCGCCCTTTAGACGCGGGTCGAATTGCATGCCGATCATCTTGCGAGACTCTTCGTCGATCTCGTAATCTTGCCCAGGCGACGAGAGAATCTCGCGTGCGTCGATGGGCTCGAAGTATTGGACGCCGTCGGTGGCCTCCAACTTCTTGTTGAGCGCTTCGTCATCGCCGGTATAGCGTAGTCCGATTTTCATTGAGTGCTCCTTACGGCTTCGCGAGGAAGATCGTGTTGTTGATCGATGGTGCCGCGCCGCCGGTGTCGTGGAAGGCACGGACATACCGATAGTAGGTGCCAGCGACTTCGTTGTTGAACGGAATCTCTGTGCGTCCAGTTGCTTTGATCTCACGTGCTGCGAGTTCAACTGGAGTAGCAAAGTTCAAAGCAGAAGCGCCTTGAATGCGCACGGTATAGGTACCCTGTGCGGTGTCGACGGCGCTGGTGTCAACCACAGCAACGGCGTCCATGTGTGCGTCGCCCAGGTCAACGACGCGGGCAGAGCCGCCGACCTGAGCAGCAGCGTCCACGGTGACAACACCGGCGTCCTTCAGGAGGGTCAGATTGTCGTAGGTGCGAGAAGCCATATTTGTTCTCCTTACGCAACAAGTGCTGCGTTGCTGATGTGCCGAATGCGAGCAGCAGCGCGACCGTGTTCGATCACGATGCCGTTGTACCATTCGACCCGAGTGCGGAACACTGGTGCGGCTTGTAGCTCGCCCAGGTCGCGAACGTCCATGGGACCGTTCTGGATGCCCTGAATACGTCCGGGGCCAATGCTCAGGATGTAGAGGGACGTAGCCGTTGCTGGACCGCTGGCTGCTGCTTCATCGAAGCCGAGAATGTCGTCGCCGCCGTTCGCGCCGTATGCAACCAGCATGGGGATGTCGTTGTAGTTCGAGATGCGCCGGCCAAATGCGTCCGCGTTGTACGTCACGAAGCCTGCAACTGAGGTCGTGCGCGCTGCCGCGGTGAACTTGCGCCGCATGCCTTTGGACATCAGGTAATGCGTCGGGTTGTCCACGGTGTCGGTCGCGTCGTCGATCACACCGAGCGATAACGGTGAGCCACCGGAGGCGGCACCGGCCGAGATCACCTGGGCATTGACCAGACGCTTCTGCAGACCGTCGAACTCACGCGGGTTTGTGGACGAGTCACCCTTGATGAACTTCTGCGTCCAGCCCGCCGCAAGCGACTTGACCTTCATGCGTTCGTGTGTCGCACGTACGCCCTGGCCTTGAGTCTGGATGATGAATCGGTCCACATCCAGGTCGCCGCCAGCAATGACGAGCGCCTCGGTTTGTGGGTTGAGCACGCCGGACGATTCCGGGAATGCTTCGTTCACGCCGCGGAAGCTGATCCCTGGCAGGGAGCCTTCACGGTTGTATTTCAATGCGTTGCCAGCGATGTCTTCGAATGGCAGGACCTGGAGGATGTCCGATTCCTGCGCAAACATTTCGATGACAGCCGAACGCACGATGTCGCCAGAGTTCAGCTTGGCGGCTTCGACGAGGGTCAGTGCCATTTGTTCACCTTAAAAGGATGTCACCTCTAGCGCGAACCACCTACCGCTTGCTGACCGCGGAAGTGAGTGATACGAGCCTCGGGCGAGAGTTTGGATAGGTCCGGGCCACCTTTGGTAGCGCCGTTGGTGCCCATTGCACCGGAACCCTGTGCCCTTGGCCAGAGGTGAGGCGCGTTCTCGCGCAGAGAAGCCGCCCACTCTTCAGGTGTCAGGGGCGTCTTGCCATCCTTTCCGAAGACAACCGTGTCGCCACTCATGGCGATCACATTGCCGTCGTCGTCGATGGTCCAGCCGGCGCCCTTAGCGCGCAGCACGATGTCTTCTGTTGCTTCGGGCAATGCTCCTGCCTTCTGCGATGCCTTGATGATGGACTCGGCCATTGCACGCTCAGCCAGCTTATCGGCTTTCGCCTTCAGCTTCTCGGAACGTGTTTGTTCAGCCTTGAGCTTCTTGTCCCAGTCCGCCGCCATGCGTTCGGTGCGCTTGTTGAGCACCTCGTCCAACTTGCCCTGCTTGATGAGCGTGGCTTCTTCGTCGTCCACGAACCTTTTGAGAATGGTGCGAACGGCTTCGGGGTCAATGCCTTCGAACTGCGCAAGCGCAGTCTTGAGTTCTTTCTCTTTGCCAATCAACTCACCGTTCTTCGCCTTCAGCCCCGCAACCTGTTCGTTAACTGCTGCCTCGATCATGCCTTGCACGACGGGTTTCAGGTTGTCAGGAATCTGGGGCGGAGCAGGAGGAGGCGGGGGCGGCGGAGGAGCACCGCCACCAGCACCGCCATCGGGGTCTGGGTACCGATACTTCATCATGACGTTGCGGGTCAAGAACATTTTTCAAATCCCCTTGGGAGTTGGACCTGGCGTTGCTGGGACCGATTGTACGTCCCAAAACATCGGTATCATGACTCCGCCCATCAAACAATCGTAGCAAATACAAGCGTAGATAACGGTGCCTCCGGTTGGCCCCTTCTTACCGCGGACAGCACCATTGACGACACGCGCGTAAGTCTGAGAACCACACCGGCGACACCGCAACTGTCCTGGGCGAATTGACGACGTCTTGGCACGTAGCAATACGGCCACCCTCGCTGAAGGCGGCTTCCCTGCAATCAGGACAGGACAGGAGGACATTAGCGTGTGCAGTTCACAGCGCTACGCGGCACCACGCCGCCAGTCGTTGCCGCAGTTGTGCAAGTCGTCGTCAGCACAGTCTGACCGTCTTGCTGCACCGTGAGCGTCACAGAGGTGAATTGAATGTCCGTGATTGTCTCGGTCCAGTTCGCGTTCGGACAATCAGGTGCACCTGGGATTGGACTCGTCGGCGGTGTTGTCGTGACGCTGAAGCCGACGTTGCCGTTCTTGAACTGCTCGTCGGGAATGGCCACGGACCCGGAGAGGGTCACAGGCTGCGGCACTTGGCCGGGAGGCTGGTTCTGTCCGCTGGGGTTCGTGCACGTTGCGCTGATGGTGCCAGTAGCGGAGAGGTTCACAACGACGTCGCCCTCACCCAGACCTGCCAGTGACCCGGTGGCCGAGATGGACAAGCCATTGTCAATCAGGGTCGGGTTTCGATTCTGTTTGAAGTGGACATTCGCGGCAACCGCCGAGAACGCAATTAGGCTTGCTGTGACCAGAGCGGCCGTTGTTTTGATCATATTTGTTCCTGTAGTTGAGTTGGGAGGGCGGACAGCCCAGGCAACAATACTCCAAGCCGGGACAAATTTCCAGGCTTATTTTCCTAACACAACCGTAGCAGGTTGGCGATCACATCTTGAATGCGTCGTATTTCGGGGACAGCGCCCAGGCAGCACAATTCCGACATATAATTGGGCCATGAACCAAGCACAAGTCGCCCGCCGTATCGCCCTCCTGGAAGGCCAGTTGAACAACCTGATGAACAACCTGACCGCCCGTTGCCCCCTACGGTTCAAGGTCGCACTGGTTGCTGAAATTCGCGCCCTTAAGAACATCGCCTGAATTATTCTGGTACACTACGTACTTCAACCCACCCACTAGAAAGCATCGAATGACCCGTATCGACACCGCCCTCTACGTCCTCGCCCACGGCCGCGCCCCCAAGGGTTTCGGTTATTGGGCGTTCGAAAGTGCCAATGAGCCGCATCTTACATACAGGTTCCGAGGCACCTACAGCGAGGCCAAACGTGCGGCTATTTCGTGGGCAAAAGCCAATAATCACGTCGTCCTGTTTGTTTGTTCTTGATTCTGATGTATAATTGACACTTCAACCCAGAAAGGCCCACCATGTTCAAAATCTTCGCAACCTACCTCGGCACCGACGCAGCGGGCCACGCCCGCAACCACTACCTCGAGGGGTTCCGGTTCCCCACACGTGCGGAGGCGTTGAAGCACGCCACCGCCCTCAACAACAAATCGTTCAACCCCTACTTCTACTCCGTGGTTGACGGGCGCCCAGCCTTCAACCCTTTCAAATAAATGATTCGGGCTTCGGCCCGATTCTGGTGTATACTACGTACTTCAGCCACCCACAACAGAAAGCACGAAATGACCGTCACCTACGAAGTTCGCCGCAACGACGAAACCCGCCGCTCGTACATCGCCATCGAGCGCACCCTGCAAGACGGCCTCATGCTCGTCACCTGGGTTTGCGAACGCAAGACGACCAGGCAAGCCCTGGCTGCTTGCAAGGCACACGAAGCCACCCACATCAGCAAATAATCTGGTACACTACGTACTTCAGCCCACCCACAACAGAAAGCATAGAATGTCCTACGTCCACGATGAATACGCCTACGACAACGCAGTCGCCGCCAAGATCCGCCGCAACATGCGCGCCAAGTTCGAGCGCATGAACCCAGACCACTTCGAAGTCGTGTCGTTCCTCCAGTCGGCCGCATCGTGGTCGGAGTTCGCCAAGTCCCTGAGCGAGTCCTACGACAACCGCGGCGGTTTGTCGGAAGGCCAAATGAACGCAGCCCGCGGCATGATGGCCAAGTCCCAGGCCCGCGCCGCAGAACGCCTGGCACAGCGTAACGCCCCGGCCAGCTCGGGCCAACACGTCGGCACCATTGGCGGGCGCGAAGAGTTCACCCTCACCATCAACCGCGTCATGGAAATGGACGGCATGTACGGCGTGTCCTACTTCCACACGTGCACCGACGTCGCGGGCGCGGTCATCGTCTACAAGGGCACCACCGAGCTCGGCGAAGTGGGCGCGACCGTCCGGGTCAAGGCCACGGTCAAGGAGCATGGCGCTTACAACGGTGTTGCCCAGACCACCATCAACCGTCCGAAGGTGCTGTAATGTTAGAGGCCCTGACGGCCTCTGCCGTCCTATTCCTGCTCACCATGATCACCCTCACCATCCTTACCCTTCGCAAGGCCAAATAATGTTCATTCTCACCCTCACCCAATTCCAAGCCAACGCAGCACTCACCGCCCTTGGCGGGTTCCTAGACAACGAGCACGACAAGGGCTGTGACGAAAGTCCAATGGTCGAGGCGGCCGAACAAATGGTTCCGCTGCTGGCCAAGAGCACGTCCGTCGACCTCGGCCTGCTGCAACTTGCGACCCTGCAGTACGCTTGCGAGTCCCAGGGCGGGGACGAAGGCACCCTGGACGACGACGGCGACGACCCGGAATATACGGATATGTGCCTCGCCATGCGTGCCGTCAACACCGCTATCGATATGCTTCTGGTCGGGCGTTAGCCTCTTTCAGCCACTGCATTTGATACCCGATCTGCAGCCCCTCGAGAGGCAGCTCTATGCCGCCCGACCGGGCGCGCCAGGCGGGCACCCACGCCCGGTAGTGGGCACCGGCGAGGATCACCAGCCTGCGACCCGCCAGGCCCTTGTCTGCTAGCTGCCTGGCGACCTTTTGCTGCCAGGCGTCCCGCTTACCCTTGCTGAGGGTGTTGAGCCGCACGTCGTACGGTTCTATGACCGACTGCGGGTCCACCACGCCGTAGAGCGCGGACAGGATGTACCAAGCATCACCCTCCCGCTCGGCATAGGCACGGGCCTTCTTAAACAGCATAGATTGATACAGGTCCTGAGCAGGTGCCGCGTGTGGCAATTTAGGGCCACAACATGCTACCAGCACAATCGGGCGTTCGTCCAATGACATAGGGGTTCCAAAAAGAAAGAGAGGGAAATAATTATACCCCACTCGGGCTATTTCTTCCTGGTCTTTGCCCCCTTCTTAGCGGCCGCTTTACGCTTGACGGCGTATGCGATTGCGACCGCTTGCTTCACCGGCTTGCCCGCCTTGACTTCGGTCTTGATGTTCTTGGCGAGCGCTTTCTTTGAGGATGACTTTTTGAGTGGCACACTGTTCTCCTTGAGCTTTGACCCGTTTAGCCTCGTCGAGGGCTATAAGCTGGTCTACCTGCCGTCGTAGTCTTGTGGCGAGCTTCTCCTTCACGCACCAGACCGCTTAAACGCTTCCCCATACCGCTTTCGGAGCTCGTCCAAGGTCAAGTCCTCACCTCGGGCGTTACGCAGCTCCTCGAACGTGAGGCCGCCTTCGCTAAAGAGCTTCGCCCGCGTGGCACCCAGCACCTGGACCTGGCGTGCTGGGGACTGGTCCGCCAGCCAGGTCTCATAGTCGGTTTTGCCTGGCACCTGGCCGTCCATGCTAGCACGATCGCCCACGTCGAATTCTTCCACGTCAACACCGAGCTCCTTCCAGGACTTCGTGAGCTGCACGTAGGTCGAGCGGCACTGCCAGTGCAACCGCCCTGGCCCGGCGCCCCAAGGGTATTCATGGTCGACTGGTTTGTGGTCCAGTGTGTAGACCTTGCCGTCTCGCACTTGGCACTCTGGTGTTGTGCGAGCGTCCAAGGTCGACAACCACTGCAAGTTGCCAAGGATGTCGCTGTTCTCTTCTGTGAACTTGTCCTTGGCGAACTGTGCTGTATGAGACAGAGCCGTTCTTACAACGGCGGCTGCCTCACGCCTCGTGACCTCAAGAATACCATCTCTATACTTGTTCTCCCTTGTGCCACGCAAGTCCCGAATGATCTGGTCTGTTGTTCTGTTCTGCACGTAGCCGTCTGCTATGGTCCGCCGTATCAGGCGAGCTTTGCTAGCTTCTTGGTCCTTCAGAAACTCGGACAACAGGCCGCCTTGGAATGGGCGCGACATGGCACCAGCGTAGACCTGATTGATGTCCACGCGTGCGATGTCTATAGACGGTGGCATGTTCTTGGCTAGCATCCCTTCCTGGAACTGTAGCTCGAGGGCCGTGAGGCCTTTAATCTCCTCCCGTAGCGTGCTGTCAACCGCGGCATACGCAGCATGGTTCATGTCCCGTACACTCTCAAGCATGACCTCTAGGCGCTTGATGGTGAAGCGCTCCGGCGTCATGTGCTCTAGCTTCTGAACAAGCTCAGAGAACAATGCAGCATCAGCACGGTTAAGGACGCCAATGATGCGGCGCACGACGGTGTTGGAGTAGTTGCGCAGGTCCACAGAGTGATCAATCTGTGCGTCCCGTAGTTCGGTGTTGACTGAGCGGACCATTAGCGTGCTCGCGCCTTCGCTCTACGTTCGTTCTGCGGTGGTACAGGAGGCACGACCTTGATCTGGGGCGGTGGCTTACCTCCTGCTGCAGCAGCGGCTGTCGCGGCAAGCTGCGGCGGTGTCACGCCTGGCATCGGCGGTATGCCTGGCAAGCCCATTGTGCCTAGCGGCTCTTCTGCTTCGACATCCTTGTCGATGTCCTCATTACTGCGTTCAGTAGCAATAAGCCCAAGACGACGGAAGAAATCACGAACGTCATTCTTCGCCAGAAGACCGCTCTGCCAGCTCTTTGTGAGTTCGGCCATGAGTTGCGGATTGGCTTGTAGCTGGACGAAGTCCTGCTGTATCTTAAACGCGTCGGCATATCCGTCCTTCGGTTCTGCCATGTCTAGGAAGCGTGCGCAATAGCCGATGGCACGCTGGTATGCCTCAGACACGTTCACGACACAGAGGGACAGGACAGACGTCGTAGCTTCACGATCGTTGTTCTCACCTGTTGCTGTCTTGTTGACCTTCGTTGCCTCGATCATGCGCGCACCCACTGCTACCATCTGCGCTTCTTTGTGCTCCATGGCCTCTTTCGCGAGCGAGTTAGGCTGGGCCTGCGCCATACCGAATGACGCGCCCTGTGGCAGCAACAAGGGACTGCGTGAACCGATATACATCTTCTGCCCTGTGTAGCGGCGCTCCCCATTGGCATCTAGCACCCAAGGGTTTTGCATGAAGTCCCGCCACTGCTCGGTAAGTCCACTGATCCAGGGCTGGACCTGTCCGCAGAAGAACACGCTATCCTCATAATCAGCACTATTGCGATAGTGAGCCAGATTAAGTTGCGCCAGTCCATAGAGCGGTGCCGGATCGATGCTCGCGTCATTGTTATTCGAGCCAATGAACGTGAATGGTATCTCCGTCAACACCGCGCCTCGGCTGCGGAGCTCTACCGCCTCGATAAGTTGCTCCTCCCCCGTAGCCTCGTCCTTCACTGTGCCAAGGGACACAAGCCGCTTGTGCTTCGTGACGCCGGTGTCCTCGCGCCATAAGCGCACCTCGACATTGCCGGCGTCGTTAAGTCGTATCTCGCGCCACTGCTTCACAAGCACAATACCCCAATCACCGTCTTCTATCTCTGCTTCCTCTTCCAGCACAACCATCACAAGAGACGCTTTGCCATCCACAATCTGGTAGCGCCAGTTGATGATGGCCTCAGCATGGTAGGCCTTGATGAGAGGATGGCCAAGCGCCTCGGACCAATCCACGAACAAGCCATGTCGCCCGACTGCCAGGTTGTTCTGCAGTACGCTCTGCGACTGCTGGTACAGGCTGACGCCCAGGCCGTCACAGTCCTCCAGCAGGTACTCGAGCTCTTTGGGCAGCTCGGTCACAGGGTCACGGTGAAAGGCCAGGCCGACTAGCCCTTCGAGTGTGAACTGCGTCGCAGGGTACCAGACAGCACGCTGACGGTAGGCCTTGTTCCGTGCTACGTTCTCGACACTGGCGTCCGCGGCGTTGAGCTGTGGCAGATAGATGTCCGTGCGCAGGGCATTGTCCCCGGACACCACGTCGCGCACGACCATCCAACGCTCACGGATGGGTTGCGGCACACGGTTAAAGCCGACGTCGGTTGTGATGCTTGTGACAACAGCCATGATGCCGCCCTACTTCTTTGAAAGCCAACGTGTGAACGCGCCACGGATGCCACCGACCATCTCGGTGCGCTCTGCATCCTTTGCCAGTGTGCTCACGATGCGCGACACAAGCACGTCTCGCCATTCAGGACGTCCACTCCATGACCCAGCAGGTAAGCCCTCCATGAATTCTCTCACCTCGATCATGAGTAGGCGTTGTTCTTCAGATAGCATAGCGTGCTCCTTAGCCGTTCGTGCTGAAACCCATGTTGATCGTCATTGCGTCTGTGGCTTCCTTGAGCAGCCTATAGCCACTCTCGTCCGCAACGTGGTCTTCCGCGTCCGTGTCAATGTCGTCCGGCTTCTTCTCATCACGTGGCAGCACAGGTATGGTGCGAATGAACTGCGGGCACGTGTTGAATATGAATATGCCCGCGTCTTCCATGCGAGGCTTTAGGGACGCTGCCATACGCCCACGCATCAACGCCCAGCGCCGCATCCGTGAGCCTGGCGTCTTGTCCGCCTTCGACCAGTAAACACCGAGCGCAGCCTGCTGCTTAGCGGGGCTGTCGCCGTTGATCTCGTCAAAGATACTCGAGTCAGCGGGGCCTTGCACGCAGCGCATGTGAATGCCCCACTCCTTCTGCCGCTCAATGATGCCCGCGGCAATGGTGCGGTCCGAGAGGCGCAAGCCTTGATTCGGTTTACCGTTCCAGCCATACCACTCACCAATGCGGAACAGTGTGCCTCGAGGATAGCTCCAGCGTTTGCCGCTAGCAAGGTAGCATTCCGTGCCATCACTCTCGGCCCACCAGCCCACGCTAAAGGGCTTACTGCTTCCCCAGTCGAACGCACGGTCCACTGTCCACGAAGGCGGAATGGCGAATGGCTCAAGTACATGCCTCTCCCTGCTCCACACGTCGTCGAACATACCGCCGGCCACGATGTCCCAGTCACCCTCCAGCATGGCACGCACAAGGGCAGGGTTGCCAAGCCCCGCCAGGCGCGCTCTGTAGGTCGGGTCGGCCTTGAGGAGTGCAGGGTTGTCCGCGAGCCTGGCTGGTATGAAGGAGCGTATTAGACCGCCCTCCTCTTCTTCCATCTGCCTAAGTTGGAACGGCGAAGCGTTGTCGATGAAGCAGGCCTTGACCCAAGTATGCCCAATGCCGCCAGGGTTGCCGGAGACGAGCACTCGCGGGAAGAGGCCAACATACTCGGGAGGCACCGCAAGACCCACCATGCGGACACGGCCTCTGAGGTAGGTATACATCGACTCGGTCCAGTGCGTGATCTCATCGATAAGCAGCACATGAATCTCAGCACCTTGATAGTTATAGATGTCATGCTCGTATTGGCAGTGACAGAGGTGAATGACAGAGCCATTGTAGAAGCGTATCTGTCCTAGCCCGTAATTGATCTTGCACCATCGGAACAGTATCCAAGAAGCCAGCAGCATAGGAAAGGACGTTGGCCCTTCCATGTGATTCTTGTTGAGGTCGGGGAACGTCCTTCGGAATATGTAGACCTGTAAGCCAGGTATCAGCACGCACCATGCAATAGCGGCCACTCGCATGAGGAAGCTCTTGCCGCCGCCCGCGGCTCCACCATAGAGAAGCTCTGTTGCCTTAGACAGGAACGCGAGTCCCTGCTTATATTGCAGACGAAGAATGGTCCCGAGGTCAGGACTTGGATTCATCGTCACTAGGCTTGCCCTCGATGTGGACAGTCAACACCGGCGGGGCTAGTGGCGCGCCTCCTGGGCCTGTGACTTCGGTGCGTGTGAGCTTCGGAGCCACGTATTCGGCTAGCTTGTTCAGCAGGTCTAGGGCCTTGGCTGGGTCCGCTACGACTGGGATGTGCACAGTCTCGCGGACACCCTCTGGGCTGGTCTGGTACTGGCCAGGCACGCCGTTCGCCACCTGCGAGAGCCACAAGCGCACGTTGTCGCCGTTCTCGTCCACGAGGTCTTGGATGATGCTCTTGAACTCGCGTGTCACTTTGTTCGGCACTCCCTTCGTGCGTCCAGCACCTTCCGGCCTCTGGCCACGAAAATTCCAGCCTCGAGAACGGTCTTCGGGGTCGCGGTCTTCACTCATAGCCTTAGATCGTTAGCAAACGTTTGTTTCACGTCAAATGGTGAAAAGTATAGGTCGAAAACCACGAGGCGACAAGCGCAGCCCACGTTCTTAATCGACACCGCCACTTTGTCTAAGGCGATAAAACATAAACGGCGCAATCTTTACGTTAGAGTCAATGTCGTTGCGAAGGTGTTTAGTTAATTCCGACTTAGTCATGCCATTCGATTTCTTATCTATTGAAACCACCATAAATGCACCATGACCATTCACCGCCACGTGAACTCCTTTACTCGATATGTCCGTACAGAGCGCTGACTCACGCAAGCTATATCGGCTTTGTCCAATCTTCCACACCGCACCAGGAAACAGTGCTGTTAGCCTTTCCAATATTTCTTTAACTGCTTTATCTTGTCTAGCTTGATCAAGCTTCATACTTTGCTCCTGAATAAAAACACAACAGTCAACACCGCAACTAAAGTAACCATCGACCAAACGACCAATAAAAACGCCGTTTCCCCATCCCTCCCTTATATACCTCCGCCACACGTAGGATGGGGAAAACAGGGAATCTCTGGTGTTTTGGTTGTTCGGTACAGCTCGACGGTGTTGAAACCGAAAACCATAGTCCGTATTCACATATCGTCTCCGCTATGGGAACGCTCCGGCTTCGCTTGAATATAGAACTGCTTACCAAGCTCCGACAGGCGTACCCACTTCCATTTCCACACAGCACCAACCTTCTTATCCTTCATTGCGTCCATGCTGTAGTCCTCCTTATTGCCGTCTTCTGTTTCTTCTGTCCAACGCCGTTTCTTCGTCTTAAGAGTATCGGCAAACGTGAACGGTGTCTTGTGTTTGTCGATACTCCTAGACGTACACCATAGCCGGTACATCCGATAGAACGCGTCCTTCTCAATCATGTTCTGGTCCTTGATGGCCAGCCACTTGTCCATCTTTTCTTTGGTACCACCGCGAGCACTCAACGCTTCCAATTCTTCACACTCGGGCTTGCTAATAAACACTGTGCACGCAGTAATGAAGTTAGACACCGAATCTAGTGTGCTGCGATGGTCGGCAATCTGGTTCAAAATCTTCTGCGGTGTTTTTACTATCCCGTCCGTCTGAAGATATTTAATTGAGCACTCCACAGCCCAACGCAACACCGCACTACAGCCTTTCTTGCTTCGAGTCCATTCCAGCAGTGTCTGGTCCCAGACATAGTCGGCCTCGGTATCCTCTAGCGGGCCAAACTTCTTCTCGCATGGGAACAGTTTCAACCGTGCGAACATGGCATCGTCGTCGGCATTTAACTTTGGCTTGAAGTTCGTGGCCAGGGTGAACTTGTGTGTGGCATGAAACACTTTGAAGTTCTGAAAAGCATGACGTCCCTTTAGCGTCGCTTCGCCAGTCAACGACTTAACCATTTCGGCCTTGAGTTCCGCTCCCTCTGCCGTTTCGGACCCGTAGGCGAAACGCACGCCGTAAAGATCCATCTTCGCATAGAAGTCATTGTTGTCGGAGCCGTTGCGACTCGTCTCCAGGAAACCACTAGGTAGAGGACATGCGTACCCGCCACCAGTGTTGCCGAGCGCGTAACCGAGTGCGTCCATCAACAGGCTCTTGCCGTTGCTACCGCTGCCCCACATCACGACAAGTGAACGATCGTTTCGTTTCCCGGTAATGCTATAACCTATCCACATACAAAGGAATTCGTAGAGCTCCTCATCTTCGCCGCACATTCGCCAGACTGCCTTCTCCCACCGCGAATAGTCAATGTCTGGGTCGTAGTCCGTGCCCGTACATCGTGTGAGGTAGTGTTCGGGCTTGCGATGATGTAGCTTGCCGGTGTTGAGGTCGACCAATCCATTCGCACAATTCAACACCGTGTCGCCGGGATTCATTTGCTGCCGCTTTGTCCAATGGATGGTTTTCAGGTGCTCGTATAGTAGCTTGCCAATGGTGCTGATCGTATTGCCCTTGCCACAACGCTGGATCAACTTAATGATACCAGCCTGGCTCCGAGATAGTGCTTCACGCTCGGTAGCGTCGTTTGTCGCCTGGAGTCGTATCTGTATGTCAACGAGCTCGCGCGTGTAGTCCGTGACGATGGTCGAGACATACGTATTGATCTGTTCTCGGATCGAATAGCTTGTCCACGTCCCCGTCTCCTTACGGTACAGGAATATTTCCGAACCCTTCTCACCTGCGTCGTCCATGCAAAACAGATGTCTATATTTGTCGTGGAACTCGCGCATGATGTCTGTGTCTTGACGCCCTGCACCGACGGCCTCAACGTACTCGGCGACGTCCGGCGACGGTATGTTAGGTACATCATCTTGTGGCTCGAGGCGTTTGCGTCGTTCATTCTCATCCGATCGTTCGTTTAAGTCATCAAATGGGTCGGTCACGTGTTATCTCCATAGAATGGGCCGCGTCTGCGCTGGCCTTCCTTAATCACTTGCTCGGTTACCCATGACTCGAGGTCGCCCCAATTCTTAGTCTCACAGTGCCCGTGATGACACTTGAAACCACCCATATAGCCGTTCTTCTGCATGGGAGGGGCCACCGCAGCGCCGGTGTTGCTGCGTGCGGTGTGACTGTCGATCCATGGACACTTAATGTCCATCCAACCTGTCATAGACGTACTCTTGATACGTCCAAGTCGTTTGAGTGCGTACTTGATTAGCTCGTAGCAGCGTTTGCGTTCCAGTGTGACACCGTCGTTCGGTTCCACAAAGACTTTGACGTGTTCAATGAGTCCGAACTCGTCGCGCAACTCACGCCACGACGTTCGCATACTTGGACGCCAGTGCATGACCTGGCAGCGCCAGGGCTTGCCGTCGACTATGCTAGTAGGCTTACCGTTAACACCGTCAGGCAGGCGCAACACGCGCGTAACCCCAGCCATGCCAGGGTCCGTTCCGTCTCCAGTAAGTCGGACAATGATTTGTCGTATGGCGTCGGTGACACGGTCGGCATTGTCTATCGGTTGTTCTAAGAAGTAAGTGGCTTGGTGGTTGCCGGGCGAGGTCTGGACGACCAGTGTGGGCACAATGCCGAGCTTGTTCAACAAGTCCAGCGGGAGCTTCGTGCCAAGGTCATCGATCATAATGGCCCACGTGCGGCTGAACTGTGACTTGCGTCGCTTGAACCGTCCATCTTCTTCCTTGAAGCTGCTGATGGCTACGTAGTTGTTGCGGTCGTGGTGGAGGGGACAGGACCCGCCGCCCCACGGTATACCGGCCCACGCCTGCGGGTCAGCTTCGCTCGGGTTGCCTCTGACGGAGCAAAGGACAGCACGTTCGTCTGGTGCTAGGCCCTTAAATAATTCTGCGAGAACAATTTCGTTTGAAATGCCAACGAGGGCGGGCATGCTTTCTAGCCTTTCTTGTCAGTAAAACACGTACAATTTAACCCCCCACTTTACCACCAATTTTTTGAGGGCGGACCCGTTGCCCTCCCTGTTTTTCCTGGTACAGTCCAGTCATCCCCAACCCCAGAAAGCTACGAATGGAACTCAATTGCTTGTTTGAAAACGAACACTTCATTGTCTGCCAGGTCAAGGGCAGCGGCGCCTTACATACGGAGGGCATTGAGGTCGTCAGCAAGGACAACCACATGACCGCGTACCTCACCGGCGGCATGCGTAAACTGTTCATGCGGCAGGTGGCCGACTGGCGCGAACATACACCAGAGGAGGCGGTTGTCGAAGCACGCCTGGAACAGTTCCTAGTGCTGAACGCGAACCCTCTTGTGCTCCACTAACCTCTTCACCACTCAGAAAGCAAAGAAATGCAAAATCCCGTCACCAGCAACTGGCCCAATACAGCATGGGCCACCAAATCCGACTCACCCTTCGGTACCATCGACTTGCAACCTGGCACCCGTTTCGGCTCACTCACCGTCCTCAAGCGCGCACCCAATGTCGGCAGCAACCGCGCCTTCGTGGTGCAGTGCGACTGCGGTGTTGTCAAACCCATCCAAGGTCGGTACCTCCGTCTCGGTAAGGCCAAGTCCTGCGGCTGTCTCAACGTCAGGACCATAGACGGCGAAAAGAAGAGCAAGCACCCACTCTACCAAATTTGGAAGAACATGATTCTGCGGACCTCCAAATGGTGGCACACCGGCTACGCCAACTGCGGCGCACACGGCGTTCGTGTCTGTGAACGCTGGTATACGTTTGAAAACTGGTTGGAGGACGTCGGAGCACGGCCAGCAGGGACCATGTTCTGCCGGCTGGACAGGTCCAAGCACTACGAACCTGGCAACGTTGGCTGGCTAACACCCATCCAGCGCCGTGCTGCCTATCACCCGAAGTACGCATGACTACCGTTGTTCTAGTCTGGATGCTAGTCATGACTGGCGGCGAGTCCAAGGGCCGTATGATCGGTCCATTCCAATCCGAGGCTGCTTGTGAGAAGGTACGACTGGTCTTTAATCACCGAGCCGGTGTTGTTCGCGACGCTGGTGTCTGCGCGGAGGTGATGAAATGACCGAACCACTCCCGCCACGGTTCAAATATAAGACCGCGCCTCGAGGCAAGCAAAAGGAAGTCATCGAGGACACCTGGGACCGGCCTGCATTGGCTTATTTATGCAGGCCGGGCACTGGCAAGACCAAGATCGGTCTCGACCACGCCGCCATGAACTTCCTGGCGGGCCGTATTGATGCTCTTCTGGTGATCTGTCCCGACGGTGTGGACCGCCAATGGCTCGACGAAGGCGTCCCGAAGCATTGTGCCGTGCCCGCGGTCTGCTGTAACTACTACTCACGGATGCGTAAGATTGCGTACGAGAAGCTTGAACGCCTTGTCCTGGCAACACCGCCGAATGACACGTTGTTCATTCTCACCATGTCGTTCGACGCCTTGCAGACACCTCGAGGCAAGAAGATCGTGAAGCTGCTGCAGTCCGTCAAACGCTACATGGTGGATGTCGACGAGTCACACCGCACCAGCAACCCGCGTAGTGACGTCTATAAGGCCGTGAAGCCTGTTGTGCGTGGCGCCAGGGTGCGGCGCATAGGGACAGGCACACTCATCCGGCAGAACCCGTTTTCCGCCTGGGGACAGTTTGAGCTTATGGGCGATGCTATGCTGGGCTTTGCCAGTCTCGCGTCGTTCAAGTCCACTTACGCGGCCATGCTGGCCCCAACGAACCCGCTGGTCCAGCACATTATGAAGAACCTCAACGCGAAGGGTCGTGTGAGGCGGGATTCCATGGGCAACCCCATCTACCCGAAGATCATTGCCAAGGACGATGAGGACAAGCCTGTCTACCGGAACCTCGGTGACCTTCGCAAGCGCATCGAACGGCTGTCCGCATTCTTGACGCTAGCAGACGTCAACGGTGTTGAACCCATCGTGAACGAAAACTCACGCTACGTCAAGCTCTGTAGTCACCAGCAGGTGCTGTACGACGAGCTCTTAAGATGGGGCGTGGCCCAGGCACCCGGCGGACAACTGACTACAGAGGGTGCCCTGGCCCTGGCTATCCGCCTGGCGCAGGTTGTCGGCGGTTTTGCTCCGTCTGACGACGACCCACAAGCGCAGCCCATCACCCAGGACGGCGAGAACCCCAAGGTGCAGGAGCTGCTTCAACTTGCCTTGGAATGCGAAGGCGAGAAGCTGGTCGTCTGGTGCCGGTTCAGTGCCGAGATAGACACAGTCGCGGACACGCTAAGGCGTGTCTGTGGCGGTGAGGCGGTGACCGAGTACCACGGCCGCATGACGGCAAAAGAAAAGGACGCCAGCAAGCTCCGGTTCATCCACGACCCGACGTGCCGCTTCTTCGTAGGGCAACAAAAAGCGGGAGGCACCGGCCTGGACGGCTTACAAGGCGTCGCCTCATACATGGTCTTCTACTCGAATGACTATTCGTACCTCGAGCGACTCCAGGCCATTAGCCGTCTCGCCCGTACAGACGGGGCCAACACCGTGCAGGTCTACGACCTCATGGCGCAGCACACAATTGACGAGGACATTGTTCGTTGCCTCAGATCAGCCGAGGATGTCAGTGACGTTGTTTTACGGGCAGCGGTCGCGCACGTATGGGAACACTGAAACCCAGCTTTTCCACTACAATAACCACTTACCATTTAGAAAGGGTATCACCATGAAACCCGGTCGCGTTTTCATCACTCAGAATCCGATGCGTCGGAACGTCTATAACGACCTTGTCTACAAGTACGACCTCACCGCAGCCCGCGAATACGGCAGCCTCGAGGTGCTGTTGCCCTCCGGCCCTGTGCTGATCTCCCCGCAGCTTGCAATCGTGAAGATGCGGCAGCAGCTCCGTGACTTCAAGCCGAACGACTGGCTGCTGTGCCTGGGTGACCCTGTAGTCATTGCCGCGGCCAGCGCGATCGTCGCCAGTGTCAATGGCGGTGTTATTCCAGTGCTTGTCTGGGATCGCCAGGTCAAGAAGTATCTTGCAATCGTGGTAGACATCCACGCGGTAAGGCCATCCGAAGAATTGGCCGCGTAGTTCCTCAACCTAGAAAGGATGAAAGATGTTGATTCACAAGAAAAGTGTGCTCACGGATAAAATGAACACCATGGACCTCCCGGTGACGCGGGAGCAGGTGAACAAGTGGAGGACGAGCGGCATGCTCATCCAGGATGTCTTCCCTGGCCTCACACCCATCCAACGGCAGTTCCTCATGTCAGGTGTGACCGAGGAGGAATGGGAAAAAGCCTTCGGCGACGAAGACAACATCGACCCGACCGACCTCATGAAGATTGCTTCGACGGCTGGTAAGACCGTGATCATTGTCGACGGCGAAGGTAATGTGAAGGGCGAGTTGCCATGAACGAAGACCTACGCGCAGACAACACCGAGAACAACTGCACCGTTGACTCCGATCCACCGGACCAGCACTCTCGCCCGCATTACTGGCAGTGGGAGAGCAACGAAAGCAACTACCGCATCTGCTCAACATGCGGCCGACGCGAATTCAACAACAGAGCAGGGAAACTAGCACCATGATTGACGGACCCATCACACAGGACACCGAGTACGTCGAGGACTCCACTGGTGAAATATTCACCGTGCTCTCCGGCACCGAGGACGACGGCAAGCACACAACGACGGTGCTCAAGGTGCTGGGCACCGAGCTCCCAGCCGTGGTCTACTACAGTACGAGCGACGCCTCCAAGACCATCGTCGTCTCCGAAGCAGCATTCCGCCAAGACTTCAGCCCGAGTGCCACACCATGAGCGGACCAGACTTCAGCGACGTTGACTCCGGCCCGCCACGCGAGGACCACCTGCAGATGCTGGTGAGCATGGCCGACAAGCTACGGGCGAAACTCAACGCCGTGGCCGACGCACAAGCCGAGCTCGACCGCCTCACGGCGGACCTCAACCAGTTCCAGCTCAGCGTGCTCCCCGAGGCCATGGAGCTGGCCGGTGTTGCCAACTACACACTCTCAGACGGCACGACCCTCATGGTACGCCCGGACCTCAAGGCGAACATCACAATCGAGAACCGTCCCTATGCCCACGACTGGCTACGCCTGCACGGACATGGCGGTGTCATCAAGGAAGCATTCAACGTAGACGTTCGTACACTAACAGAGGAGCAGCGCACTTGGCTTCGCAGCGCGATAATGGAGTTCGGCGTAACCCCAGAGAGCATCGAATCAATTCACGCCGCGACGCTCAAGTCTCTCGTCAAAGAGTTGTTGGAAGAAGGTACCGCTCTGCCACCTTCTATCAACGTGTTCCAGTTCAAAAAGGCAGAGCTCAAAGAGCAGAAAGCAAGGAAATCCAAATGACCGACGAAGTAACCACCTCCACCATCCCCAAGGCAACGCCGCAGGAGCAGCCTGCCGCCAATGGCGATGTCGCAGTACGTCCAGACAATGCTGTGACGACCACGGCGTCGGACGACTTCAGCGGCTTTGCCGGCGAAGGGTTCCAGGGTTTGAGCAAAGAAGACCTGGCAATCCCGTTCCTGACCATCCTGCAGTCTGGTTCCCCGCAGCTCAAGCGCAGCGAGGGCGAGTACATCCCAGGCGCCGCCGAGGGCATGCTCTACAACAGCGTCACCCGCGAGGTCATGGACCCTGTGGCCAAGCACATTTTTGTCGTGCCCTGTGCCTACGACCGGCACTTCGTCGAGTGGCGCATCCGTGAGAACGGCGGCGGGTTCAAAGGCCAGCACAGCGTCGAGGACGGGTTGAAGCTGCTCGAGAAGTCCATGCGCGACGACAAGAACCGTGACATCATTGAGTCGGGTAACCAGCTCAACGACACACGGACGTTCTTCGTTATGATCTACGACAAGGAAGAAGGCTACGCGACACCTGCGCTCATTACCATGACGTCGACGCAGATCAAGAAGGCCAAGCAGTGGCTGATGCAACAGAACCTGCTCAAGCTCAAGGGTCCGAATGGTCCCTACACGCCTCCCATGTTCGCCAGCAAGTGGCGGGTCAACACCGTCCCCGAGTCCAACGAGAAGGGCAGCTGGATGGGCTGGGCGTTCTCCCACGAGGGCTATCTAAGTGGCCCACAAGACCCGGTGTTCGTCGAGGCCCTGAAGTTCGCCAAGAGTGTCAAGTCCGGTACCGTCAAGCCAGACTACTCCAAGGCACCTGAAGGTGCTGTTGGCGATGACTCTGATATCCCCTTCTAGCATCACCGCCGCCGGGCGACAGCGGCGTAAGCTCATGGGGCGTTGATGGTCTCCACGGACCCCATGAGCACTGAAGACAAATATGTCATTCACCGAAATCACAGTCTGTGCCGCACGCGTCCTGCTGCTCGTTGCGGTCATCGTATGCGCTACAGTGTTCATCTACCTATTCTTCTTTTCACTCCCATGACGACGAATCTCCCCGATTGCATTCTGACCGGCTGCTACTTCCACAGCCCACTCGAAGCCAAGTTTGTGCGAGGCGACCTGCACCGCCTGGGCGACTGCTACATAGTGACCGCCAACACCGTCGAAACGAACAATGCCGACTGGCTGTACGGGCAACCGCCCGCTAACGACATGGTTGTGTCGGCCATGCAGTCAGCCTTCTTTGAAAGGCGAGGGGTTATCGTTTTTACTACTAAAGTAGCCGTATTCAACAAACGGGCCGAGGAATACCTGGGGAAATGGTTGTCCCCTAATAGTAGGGTGTAGCTCTGGAACAACTGGTTCCAATTCTTTTCCGCCTGGGTCGCGGATGGGGCAGGCAAGTGGGGTACATTACATAGGTCGCCCAAGCGATACACCAACAAACCCCACCAGAAAGGCACACCATGTTCTACGTCATCACCAAAACCTTCAACGCCAACAACGAGCGCACCCTGCTGGCACAGTTCGAAAACCGTGAGGCAGCTCGTGAGTTCGCCCGTAGCAACGAAGGTTCGGTCAAAAACGATGCTGAATTCGCTCAGCTGACAACGGACTTGAAAATCGCCCCCATCGCCTCCCCCACCGCAACCCAGGAACCCATTATGACCCACGAAACCAGCCCCGCCGCAGACAAGACCGACGACGTCATCACCAATGTGACCGCTCCCGAAGAACACCCGAAGGCATCCAGCTCCATCATGGACGCAGCCGAAGAAGTGGCCGGCGAACAAGCCAAGCGCACCACGATTGGCAAGAAGGCCAAGGAAGAACCCAAGCGTGTCAAAACGTCGGACGAGGTAATGGCCCAGGCCCGCGAACACGCAACCGAGCTGGCCAAGCTGGTTCGCACCGCCCAGCTCAACAAAGTCAGCTTCCCTCGGGAACTGGCCCTGTGGAACAACCGTGTCCTCACCCGCGGCGACGTCATCCAGCTCGTGGAAGAACAACGTCTCGGCATCAGCCCGGCAACCGTGAGCTCGCAGTACCAATTCGCCCGCAGCTCCAAGTGGGAAGCCCACGTAGAACGTGCTGCCAAGCGCGGCAACAGCGGCGAGGACCGTGCTGCCAAGAAGGCGGCGGAAGCCGAGGAAAAGGAAAAGGCCAAGGCCGAGCGCGAGGCCAAGGCCAAGGAGCGTGCCCTAGCCAAGGAAGAAGAACGGGCAGCTGCCAAGGCCAAGTCCCAGGCCGACCGCGAGGCGCGGGCCAAGGAACGCGAGGAAGCCAAGGTCAAGCTCGAGCAGGACCGCCAACAAGCCGCACGTGACCGTCAAATTGCCAAGGAAAAGCTGGACGAAGAACGGGCAGCTGCCAAGGCCAAGCTCGACGAGGAGCGTGCCGAGGCCAAAGCCAAGGTTGACGCAGAACGTGCTGCTGCCAAGGAGGAAGCCAAAGCCTAACTCAACCCGCGGGGCCAAGTGCCCCGCTCTTAGAATTATCCCCACCTAGAAAGGTCAAGAAGTGAACACAACCAAATCCCGTGCTTCCGCCCAGACGCGCGCCACGAAGCGCATCCTCAATACCCGCGAACTCATCCAGCTCAGTGACTGGCTACGTACTCCTGGCCACCTCGAGGGCCTGGGCACCTACCAAGACGTCCTGGACAAGGTCAACGAGCTGAAGGTGCTGGACAAGCCAGCTTCTCTCAGCAGCATCTCACACACAATGGTCTCGCTCGGCTACAAGCTCACTCGCACCAGGAAGCCGCGTGCAACACCGGCTAACGGCAACAGTGACGCGGTGTTGCGTAAGCTCACCGAGGTCGTGGCCCAGCTTTGCGCCTACGCCCTGCTCGACACCGACACCCCGAACAAGGACCGGCTTAAAGCTGAGCTGGCCGAGCTGCACAAACTCCTGGAGGTTCTGTAATGCCCATCCACCGCGCAAACAAACCCTACGACCCCAACGACAACGCGCCAGGCACGACGTTCAGTAGGCCGGTGGACCCCACCTACCTGGACCCCATGAGGGCGCCCCCAAAACCGGGCGTGTCTGGCGGGCTGCTGGCGTGGACCCTCACCTGTGCCGCCATCACGATAATCACCGGCATTGTCTTGTTCTTGCTCTACAAGTGAAGCAACAAGACAAGCCAGTGCCACGCGACAAGCCAGGTCCAACACGCGACAAGCCTTCTAGGCCACCGGAACCAAAGCCACGAAGTTCTGCTGTATAATTAGCACATGAACAAACGTACCCTCTCAGACCTGCAACAGAAGTGGCTCGCCTCCAACTGCGAGCGCAGCCAGTTCCTCAGCTCCATTGCCGTCCAGTACGGCGAACGGGGCTGGATTTCAGAAGCACAGTACCAAGCCCTGGCCAAGTGGGCAGCCAAGGACCCGAGCGTCAGGTGGTAAAAATATAGCCCGACAGTACCCTCAAAATGGGGTACTTTCGGGCTATAATTTAATCCCCAACACCAGAAAGGTTACACGTGAAATTGCTTGTCATCCCCACCACACGGAACTCCCAGGAGCACCCCTATTACCCCCTCACGGCTACGGGCAACGAACAGGAGCTCATCACCGTAATCAATCAAGTCATTCTCGACGACGAGGAGCTGGAAACCGCATCCGTCGTGGCCGAACTGGCTGGCATACTACCCGACGACGCTCCCCTGTCCCACATTGTCAATTGGGTCAACCGTGTCGCTCGTGACATCGAGGTGCAGTTGGAAATAAACGACTAGCACAAATTATTTTGGCCCCGGAGTCATTCCGGGGTGAATCTAGGGTACATTAACCCATCGACACAACGGTTGTGTCGGACAACAGAAAGCCAGAAATGATCCAGCACATCGAACTGAACCCGAACAAGACCTACGCAACCCGCGAGAACGCAGTCAAGGCCGTTGAAAAGGCCTTTGGCGAACGCGTGACGGCCCAGAACGGCGAACGCCTGTCCTACATCCTGAGCGTCAACGCGGCAGGGCGTTTCTTCCCGGTGTTCCTTGGCGAGCGTGCACTTCAAGCTGGCGTCCACTTCACCTTCTGCGTTGCAAACTAAATCAAAAGAGAAGGGGCCAAGTGCCCCTCGAGGAACAACAGTGTATTTCAAGAATATTCCAGCACGCCCGAACTGCATCTACTGCGGCAAGCCGGTGGCCGACGAGGCCTGGGACGAGGAGTCCTACTCGTGGTTCAGTTACGGCCCGAACTGCATGCTGTCCCACCCGAACGGACGCTATGCTGTCCGTATGACCGAGGGGGACTTGTCCATCATCTACTCCGTCAAGCTCACCACAATGGCCCGCGCGGTGTCGATGGCGGACTACCTTACCCGGATGAATCCGCAGTACAAAGGCAAGGTCACGTTCACCGCGGTGGACCTGGGCAAGGGCGTCGCCCATGAATGCAAAACCAATCACCACTAGGAGAACAAAAATGAGCTTCGAACAATACGCACAGACCATTGCCGAGAAGGCAGAGGCACGGGCAGCTGCCCTGGCCGCCATGCAACCCCTCTACGAGGCCGCCCGCAAGCGCATCCTGGACGACCTCAAGTCCGACGGTCTGGTGGAGGCCATCCGTCGCTTCGAGATGCGAAAATTGGCAATTGATAGAGCCATCAACGAAACGCTCTAATAGTTGAGCTATAATCCAGGTATCGAAACCCCATAGGGGGTTTCGAACCCCAGAAATCAACCCCGCCAGAAAGGCTACCATGAACGACCAAAATTTCAACACCGAGCGCGCCTCCGTCCTGCGCCGCATCCAGAAGCTGCTGGCCATCGCCGAAGACAACCGTGCCAACGAGCACGAAGCAGCCGCAGCTGCCGGCCAGGCCGAAAAGCTCATGCGCAAGTTCGACATTGACTACGCTGATGCCATCGCCCAGGACATCCGCAAGGGCCACGGCGAGAACATGACGACCGTGGACGTCATGGCGACCGCTACAGTCGGCCCCATGCTGTGCAAGCAGGTCCCAGGCTGGGCACAGTGGATTGCCGTAGCGGTGGCCGACATGCACGACTGCGGTGCACGTAACGCTCACATGCGTACCGCCAAGGGCCAGGAAGCCTGCATCCGGTTCTTCGGGTACGACACCGACGTCAAGGTCGCCGCCTGGACGTACGAGTACCTCATCTCCACCGTCAACCGCCTGTGCAAGGCGTTCCGCAAGGACGCACGGTACATTGCCGGCGGTCGCGTGGTCATGAATTCCTACCGCAGCGGCATGGCAATGGGCATACTGCACAACATCAAGGCTATGGCCGCGGAACGCCACCATGAGCAACAGCAGGCGGTCGCCAGCCGGGCGCTGGTCGTGGTGAAGAAAGATGCCATCGCCGAGAAGTTCGGTGCGTTCCAGTACGCCACCAAAGAGTCCAAGGCCAAGGTCGACTTCACTGCGTACCACGACGGCCACGCCGCAGGTAAAAAGATTGACGTCAACCGCCGGGCCGTTGGCAATGACGTCACCAAGCAGGGTCGGCTGAACTGAAATCCAACAAATCCCACTGACACAAACTGTTACATCTAAGTGAGGCAACCCATGCCCGTTGCCCACTTTTCCCGATACAATACGTACATCGCAACACGGTGTTGCGGTTAACCAGTAACTAGAAAGGCCTACCATGTCCAAGCTCATCGCCCTTACCAATTCCGACATCGCCCGCGCAGCTCCCAGCGTGTTTGCCAACGAACCCGCACCCGGCGCTTCCGACCGTTATCAGTTCGTTCGCACCGCCGACGTCATCGACACCATGCGCACCGAAGGCTGGGAAGTCGTTCAGGTGTCCCAGTCGCGCACCATGAACTCGGAAAAGAAGCCCTACGCCAAGCACCTCGTGCGTCTGGTGCACAACGACTACCTCAACGGCAAGCTGGCCGTAGGTGACTTCGTCCCTGAAATCGCCATGACGAACAGCCACAACCGCACGTCGTCGTATCAAATGATGGCGGCCCTCAAGGTGCTGGCCTGTCTCAACGGCCTCATGATTCCCTCGGCCGAATACGGTAGCATTCGCGTGCTGCACAACGACCCCAAGATGATGGACCACATTCTGGACGGCACGAACATCATCCGCGAAGTCCACGCTAACACTGCGCTCCTGCGGGTCGAGAAAATGAAGCAGGTGGAGCTCACCAAGCAGCAAGCCATCGAGTTCGCTACGGGCGCAACCCTCCTGAAGTGGGGCGAGAAGCGCGAAGACCACGTCGACGGCCTCCTGTCCATCCGCCGGGCAGAAGACGATAGCAACACCCTCTGGTCGGTGTTTAACCGGGTCCAGGAGAACGCCATGAAGGGCGGGTACGTCGCCCAGGACCGCGGCGGTCGCACCATCACCGTGTCCGGTATCAACGCCGTGAACCGGGACATCGACTTCAACGCCGGCATCTGGAACTTCGCCAACCGTGTTCTGGACATCGTGGCCAAGTAATCAACTATAATGGGGCTTCGGCCCCACAACAGAAAGCACCAGAAATGATCACCTCCGATTGCAACACCCTCGACGTCCTTACCGTCGCCAGCCTTCACAGCTACACGGCCGAGGCCTCCAGCCTGGGCTGGCCCCCTGGCACCTGGCCCGTCGCCTTCACGTTTGTCGACTTCCTCGGCAACGGCCAGCACTTCAACCGCACCGAATACCACTTCGAGGGCAACGACCGCGACCTCATTGCCGTCGACTACAGGCAGAACCTCGGCTGCGTCACCATCCGGGTCTACAATGACTAACACGAACATTCCCTGGGCACAATGGCCCGAAGAACAGAAGGGCCGTGTGCGTAAAGAAATCACGGTACTTCTGGGCTTGCGCTGCATCGAAGAGCGCCCGCAAGTCATCCACGCCGTGCTCTACGAGCTTTACCCCTACGCCATCAAAGACCCTGCCTACGACACGCTTGTACGCGACATCTTCGCCGACGTCCGAAGCATCAGCCCCTCATGTGAACACCTCAAAGAGAACACTATGCCAGCATCAAACGAGAAACAACACACAGACGAAGAACTGCTACGGCAAGCCAGGCGCGTGCTACGACTGTGCGTCGGTGTCAACCCCTACGGCACGGCAGATAACGCCGCCCTGGCGCGGGATGCTAGGGCCAAGGCACACAACCTACTCGACGCCCTGGACCGACGCCTGGGCCTTACTGGCGCACGCTACGTAGACTGAGGACGGTATGGGCTACGCAATCACTCACTCCCTGGCCAACGGCCTCACGGCGAACCTGTCCGTCTCCAAGCCTGGCGTCTACGCCGTCTACGGGCCGGACGGCAAGTTCATCACCTACGCGAAGAACATTACCGTCGCAAAAGAATACGCGAGGAACTACGAACCCGAGATGAATCCGGGTTATAATTGTGCATCAACACAGAAAGGTACATCATGAAAATCTCCCATGCAAATCGGTTCAAGGTCGGCGACATCATTCGTGCATACGAATTCCAACCGATGGCGGGCCGTGACGACTGCTACCACGAAGGCAAGGTCGTCGAAACGTGCAACCGCGAACATGGCTTCGACGCATACATCCTCGAGGTCACCCGCCACGTCTTCGGCGGGCAGCAAGAATCGTTCCGCCCTGGACTGCAAGTCATGGTGCCTCACCTCGTAGCGTTCCGGGAATACAGCCACCGCATTGTGCCCCTCTAACCTTGTTTATAGGGGCGTTTTGCCCCTATAATTAAACCTCCACAGAAAGGCAATAAACGTGTCCACAGAACAGAATGGAATGGCCATCAGGGCCAACCGACATCGGAACATGGTCTGCGTCTTCAAGCGCGGTCCCAAGCTAACACACTACGTCGGCATCAGCGGTCCCCAACTCGCAGTCTGCACAGTCGACAACGATCACTTCGAACGCGAGTTCTCCCACATCCCAGTCAAGAAGGTAGCCGGTGTTGACCTTGAGTACACTCCGGTTGATTTTGCGACCAGCTACATGAAGGCAGAGGCACGCAAGATGCTGCCCATTGCCCCGTCAGCTCTCCGGGTTTTGACAGCTATTCTTCGCGGTAGTCAGTCGGCCACGGACGATGAGGACGGTGCCGGCGATTCGGTACCTGCCTCATCCCACATGGAGCAAATCATGACAGCAGCAAAAGACGAGGGGTTCCGAAAGCCAGACGGCCCGGTCGCCACAATTCACAAGTACCTGGACTCACGGTTCAACGACATCCGCAAGGGCGTTGTCGGTCGTAAAGAACTCATCGAAACCCTCATCGCCAATGGCAGCAAGGAGGGTACCGCAGTCACCCAGACCGGCGTCTGGGCACGCAACAACGGTATCAGCTTCGCCGCCGTCAAAAAGAAGCTCAAGGAAACACCGTCAAATGGAGATGTTAATGAATGAGCATAAGCGCGACAAGGTCGTTGTCGTATTGTCAGGTGGCCAGGACTCAACCACGTGCCTACTATGGGCCAAGGAACGCTATAAGGAGGTGTTCGCCGTCACCTTCGACTACGGTCAGAAGCACCGTATCGAGATTGACGCGGCGACCTGTATCGCCGGCATGGTCGGTGTTGACCTCCACCGCATCATCAACGTTGCCGGCACCCTCCGCGGCCGCAGCCCACTCATCAACCCACACGCGGAGCTCGAGACGTACAGCAACTTCAACCAGATGGAGCAGGTGATCCAGGACCGCGTTGAGCTCACGTTTGTACCGCTACGCAACATGCTGTTCCTCACCCTGGCGGCGAACTTCGCACTGTCCCTGGACTGCTACGACATCGTCACCGGCGTGTGTCAAATGGATAACGCCAACTACCCGGACTGCACCGACGACTTCATCTCGGCCACGACGTTTGCCATGCAAGAGGCCCTTGGAATGAACCGGCCGGACTACATCAAGGCGGACCGACCGCAGCTCCGTGTACTAACCCCACTCATCAGCCTCACAAAGGCCGAGACTGTCAAGCTCGCTGCCAGCTTCCCAGATTGGAAGAAGGTCATGGGCATGAGTCATACCTGCTATGCCGGCGAAACGCCCCCCTGCGGTAAGTGTCACGCCTGTGTGCTGCGGGCAGAGGGGTTCCGTCAGGCTGGTATTCCCGACCCGCTTGTAGAGCGCTGGGCAGCGATTAAAGCTCGCTGGCCGGCAGCAATGGCGAGTGGCATTACCTTGGGAGAGATTGTGGAGTTCGAACGGGACCCGACACACTGGAAGCACACGCCTCCACCTGGCACAGCAACCGACAAAGATGCGGAGGAAGCATGAACGACACCACACCACACCAGAGTACCAAAATCTATTGGAACTACCCTTGCGCGCACAGGCAACACCGGCACAAGGGGGTCTGCGCGCTGGTGCATGGGTACTCGCGCAGCTTCCACTTCGTCTTCGGGTCCAGCGATCGCGACGCTTGCGGTTTCGTGGTGGACTTCGGTCAGCTCGGCTGGGTGAAGTCGTTCCTCGATGAATACTTCGACCACACGCTTCTACTGTGTGAGGACGACCCGCTGCTGCCAGCGTTCCGCGCTATCGAGCAAGCAGGCGGGGCCAAGATCCGCTTGCTGCCCTACGGTGTTGGCATGGAAAGCACGGCACAATGGGTTTGCGAATGGGTGAACGGACATCTAATCTCGAAGTCGTTAGGCCGATGCTGGGTCATCAGCGTCGAGGTACGTGAGAACGACAAGAACTCGGGAATCTATATTAACCCTAGGAACTGACGATGCACAGCCTTCTTGATCCACCCACAAAGCGAAAATTCCCCGTCATCAACGCAGACGTCAACGCAACGAAGACCTCGTACGAAATGCTACAGCCCGACCAGCTCCTGATTCACAGTATGTTTCACACCATACAAGGCGAAGGCCCGTATGCCGGCCAACCCGCTCTGTTCATACGGCTGGCCGGCTGCAACATTGGACTAAAGCAAGATTGTCCATGGTGCGACACAAAGTTCCACCTGGCGGATGGCCGGGTGACACAGGCACACGACGCCATTATGCACGAGCTGCAAGCGCACAAGTGCGACCTCATTGTGTTCACCGGCGGTGAGCCGTTATTGCAGTGGCAACAGATCAAGCACATCATTGCCCAGGTCGACCCACACTTCGGAATGCTCAGCCGGCCGACCTGGCAGTTTGAGACGAACGGGTTGCTGCTACGCGAAGAAATGATCGACACCGCGCGCAAGCACGGCCACATGCGCTTCGTGTGCTCACCCAAAGTGCCGCACACTCGTAGCACGTACCCGGCCATACCGCACCTCTGGCTAAACAGTGCCGACGTGCTGGACCTCAAGTACGTGGTGACAGCAGACAGCTCATCTTCGTATCACGACGTACCAGAGGACGCACTGGTTGCCGAGAACAACATCTACATCAGCGGCATGGCCGTCTACAAGCGTAGCACCTTGCCAGGTGAGGTAGCCACCATCTGGGACGACACACTCATAGACCAGAAGGCAACGGCCCTCAACTACAGACACGCAGCCCGGCTGGCAATGGACTACAACCGGCGTATGACGTGTCAGACACACTTGTTCGGAGGTGTTGAATGAAGCTGGACGACGATCTACTACGCATGTCGATGTCGATCGAAGAACAACTACGCCATATAGAAGGGCTGAGCCGTTCAGAAGGTCTACGCGAGGGCATCCAGGAAACACCGCAACGAGTGGCTGACGCCTGGCACGACTTCTGGGCAGCCGGCTACCGTGTCGACGTGGATAGCCTGCTCAAGACGTTCCTGGACGGCGCCGACGGTGTTGACGAGATGATCGTGGTGAAGAACATTCCACTCTACTCTCACTGTGAGCATCACCTCGCCGCCATCTTCGGCACAGCTACGGTGGCCTACATCCCGAACGGCCGCATCGTGGGGCTGTCGAAGATCAACCGTGTCGTGGACGCATTCGCCAGGCGCCTACAGGTCCAGGAACGGCTTACAGCACAGATTGCCGGGGCCATTGACCGTAACCTCAAGCCCCTCGGTGTCGGCGTACAGGTACGCGCCAGGCACTTGTGCATGGAGAGTCGGGGCGTCTGCCAGCAGGGACACTACACCATCACAAACGCCTTAAAGGGAGCCATCAAAGATGACGCAAAAGCACGTGCCGAGTTCCTCGCCGCCTGCAACGGAGGCTGATCATGTGGATGCTAGTTCGGGCACTGTTATTCATGTGTCTCCTTCTTATCACCCTGGATGTCAGCACGAATGGGCTTATATCCAAACGCGAATGGAAGACGGGCGAGTCGACGAAGAACCCAGCCACTGCCTCAAATGTGGAATGAGCTTCACAAGATATATCTTCACTGAGTGCCCATGAACCATACAGAGGGTTTTGATGACTGCATTAAGATTTATGCTGCTGCTCGTTACAACGGTCATCGGGCAGACTCTACAAGTGGCAATCCAATGCAGATTGCTGCTGCCGCCGAATCGTACCCGTTCCACCTTGAAAGCTATCACTACATCGGCAAAGGACAATGCGATGAAATAATCCGCCGTAACGGGCACAAGATATTCATGGACTCAGGTGCGTTCTCGATGTTCACTCTGGGCATCAAAGTGGACCTGGACCGTTACGCCCGCTACATCGTGGGGGCGCAAGACTACATTGAGATAGCATCCAACGTGGACGCCATAGGTGCGGGCCTTGAGGCCAAGAGCTACGAGAACCAGAAGTACCTAGAGTCGCTCAAGCTCCCGGTACAGGTCTGCCCCGTACACCATGCACGCGACCGTGATGAATGGCTGGTGCGGTACCTGGACGAAGGCTACGACTACATCTTTATCGGCGGCATGGTACCGGAGCCAACACCGTACCTCATTGAATGGCTTGACCACATCTTCGACAAGTACCTGGCAAACCCAGACGGCAGCCCGCGGGTGAAGGTCCACGGCTTCGGCCTGACAACCTTCGAGCTTATGGAACGCTATCCATGGTACTCCGTGGACTCGACGTCGTGGGTCATGATCTCGATGTTCGGTAGCTGCATCATGGACATTGGTGGCAAGCGTCGGGCCATCTCGTTCTCCGAGAAAAGTCCAAACGTGAAGACGGAAGACAAGAGCTTCTGGAGCCTGGACAGTGTGACGCAGAAGTACGTCACCGACCTATTACATGCTGAAGGATTCAAACCGGAGGACCTCGCTACAAACTATGGCGCTCGCGACGCCTGGAACTTGCGTTATTTCAAACACTACATGAAGAAGCTCGGACGCCCGACCTTCATGCGGTCAGCAGTGACTTTCTTCTAATGGACCTTACAACACTCAAATACTTATGTGCTCACATAGGTACGCTTCTGCCAGCTTTCCAGAAGCTACACGTCTATGACGATGAGTACGGTGAACGACGCGCGCAGGTGAATAACGGGCGCTACACGGTGGACGTTCCATGCAGCATGCCTCTCTGCACGGTAGACGCCGTGAAGCTGGCCAGCGCATGGGGCGTTTGTGATGGCGACCCGACCTTCCGGGTAACCGACGCAAGTTTAATGGTCGTGGGACACGCCAGGCGCTCCCGTATCGGTCTAACAGACGCCAGGGAATACCCACGTACCGACCCCACGCCCAAAACCTCCCACACAGCGCCCGGTGTCGCCGCCCTCATTGAGCAGCTCCGACCGTTCGTGGCAACCGACTCTTCGAAGATCTGGGCCAATGGCATCTGCCTACACAACGGGTTTGCCTACGCCACGAACAACGTCATTCTGTGTCGAGTGCCATTCCCCACGGTGTTGCCCACGACGGTCATCGTGCCATCAGCCTGCTTCGACGCAGTAACAACGAAGGGCGAACCTGTGGACATGGGCGTGGCCGAGAACAGCGTCACCTTCTTCTTTGAAGACGGCTGCTGGGTAAAGACACAACTCATCGCCGCTCAATGGCCCACACACGTCGTCGATGGCTACGTTGCCGGACTGGAAGAGGTCAATTGGGCAACACCGCACAGCGCATTGGCCGGTGTCCTGGATGCGGCGGTGAAGCTGGCGGACATGCGCATACCCATCGTCGAGTTCCGAGAGGCTGGGTTGAGGCTACTAGACGAAACATTCGAAGCCGACGACCTCGAGTTGCCGGCCACAGGGAAGTTGAACGCGCGCATGGCTGCGCTTGTGTTCGAGCACGCCACGGCTATCCAGTGGCATATCAAACCCGATACACACGCCTTCAAAGCCGGCGAAGTGATTGGGCTATTCGGAGGTCAAAGATGACACGCATCGAAGAGATATATCATCAGATGGTTGTGCTGGGTCGTGAGATCAAAGAGCGCAACGCACAATTGGACAGGCTCTTGGAAGAAGCTCTAGTCATCGTCAACGAGGGCACCACGCCCATTCCGGCAGAAACACGTGAACCAGTGCATCACGTCGCCTATGCTGACCCGGCAAACATGCATGTACTCGCGGGCACACTACCGCCAAACATCCTGAAGAAATAAATGCTCCAGCGCGATGACTCGATTGGCTTCTTCTGGGAAGAGCTCCAGGTCAAAGAGAAGCGAATCAATTATGATCGGCCGACGCCACCTATTCCAGATACAGGATGGGTGGCGCCGGGCGCTTTTCCGCGGCTATGTGAGGCTAAGATATTGGGTCTGGACACTGAGACAAAGGACCGCGCCCTTGTGGAGAAGGGTCCAGGCTTCCGTCGAGAAGGCGAAGAAGGCGCTCACATCGTAGGTATCAGCGTCGGGACGTTGGACGGTGGCCGCTGGTACTTCCCCATGCGCCACAAGATAGCACCAGAGCAGAACCTCGACCCTGGCCATGTGTTGGCATGGGCACGTGACAACCTGTGCACCGAGGGTCAGGCTAAGGTCGGTGCGAACCTCTCCTATGACGTGGACGCCTTGTGGAGCGAGGGCGTCCCCGTCACCGGCCCGTTCATAGACGTCCAGCACGCAGAAGCACTAATCGACACGAACAGATTCACGTACAACTTGGACGCACTGTCCATGTCGTACCTGGGTGAGTCCAAGGTTAAGAACGAACTCCAAGCATGGATTGAACGTGCCTACGGTGACGGCGACAACTACCGTGCACACATCTGGGCTGCACCGCCCTGTCTCGTAGGGCCGTATGCCGAGGGCGACGTGGACCTCCCGCTACGCATCTGGGCCAAACAGCAGCCAATCCTTGAGCAGCAGTTGATGCTGGGTCTGTTCGACCTTGAGACAGAGCTCATTCCAATGATGGTGCAGATGCGGCAGGCCGGTGTGCGTGTGGACATTGGCTACGCTAAGCTGCTGGACGACGAGCTTACCGCTGGCATTCTCGAGGCCGACATGCGTCTCAAGGCCGTGTCCGGTGGCGTCCTCAACAACTTGGACCCAGACAAAGATATTAGCAAGAGCGACCTGGCAGCACTGTTCGACGCGGCCGGTGTTGTCTATCCAAAGACCGCGGCAGGTGCCCCCTCGTTCGTCAAGGAATGGCTAGAACGTGTGCAACACCCAGCCGGTGAGCTTGTGCGACACCGCAGGCAGTTGCAGAAGTACCGCAACACATTTGTCCGTTCGTATGTGCTGGACAAGCATATCAACGGCCGGCTGTACGCGCTCTTCCATCAACTCAAGGGCGACGCAAATGGCACGGTGTCGGGACGGTTCTCGAGTAGCCTGCCGAACCTCCAGAACATTCCGTCGCGTGACGAGTATTGGGGTCCGAAGCTGCGGGCCTTGTTCATACCAGAAGAGGGCGAAGAGTGGGTGCGTCACGACTGGAGCCAGATCGAGTACAGGTTCCTTGCCCACTACGCCCGCGGGCCATCTGGTGAGGTTGTACGTCAACGCTACAACGCAGACCCGACCACGGACTTCCACGAGATGACTCTGGACTTCGTGGCACCGTTCACTGGCTGGGACATCAGCAGTCCGTCTCTACGCAAAGGTTGGCGCAAGCCGGTGAAGGGTATTAACTTCGGACTCGTGTACGGCATGGGCGTCGACACCATGATCGCCCAGCTTAATCTCTCCCGCGAAGAGGCTCAGTACATCATTAACCAGTATCACCAGGCCCTGCCATTTGTCCGGGCCACGTACAACACCGCACAGAAGCGTGCGGCCGAACGTGGCTTCATCACAACCTTCGGAGGTCGCCGTGCGCGCTTTGACTTGTTCGAACCACGCTGGGGTCATGAGGACTACAACGGCAAGGCCAAGCGGTACGACGACGCTATAGAGGCCTGGGGACCGCGTGTGTCCCGTGCCTACACGCACAAGGCCCTGAACGCATTGCTACAGGGCAGTGCTGCGGACCTTATGAAGGAAGCTATGCGGCAGCTCCATCGTAGCGGTGCCACAAAGGTCATTGGCCCTCCGAAGCTCACCTGTCACGACGAACTTGGCCATAGCGCCAATACAGCCAGCAAGATTCATCAAGAGGCCGTAGCAGAGGTGACTCACATAATGGAACACTGTATGACGCTGAGTGTTCCAATCCGAGCCGACCGGACCGTCGGTGCTAATTGGGGGTTGTGTTCATGAACTTCGAATTGTGGAGTACCGAAACAGATCGCCTGCTGGGAACAATCGATGTCCCACGGCACGTCAGCGAAGAGATTGGCGAGCGTGTGCCTCTCAAGCTAAAAGGCTACGTCGAAGCATCTAACGGCAAGAAGTACAACGCCATCGAGGCTCTCGTGTGCAGGATGAAAATCAACGGCAAAGAATATTGGGCACTCGAGACAAACCTGCCGCTCTACTTTGTGCTAAAGCTCGAGGGCTTCGCTCCCAAGCTGGAGCGTCCCAGCCTGGCACAAATGTTCTATATCAACAAGCCAAATCAAACAGGCAGCAGTGACTAATGACTGACGAACAAATCGACACAATCTGGCATCTGAAGGTCGGCACGCCAGCAACTATTGCTGTACGTATATTTGCCCACGCACTACTCGAGGCATCCCGTGAAGAATTAAAGCAGGCATTCCAACTCGGGCAGGACTACTGGCGACTAGCAGACAGCGACTCACCTAAGCAACAAAGTCGCGCTGAAGAAGCGCAAGCCAAGTTCGAGGCACTGCTTAAGAGACATGGATGAAGTCGGCTTCTGGGCCGAGCGCATCCGGCCCAACCTCACCAAGAGCTGCCAGGCATTAGGTCTGCGCTTCCACTTCGAACGCATTGAGAATGTAGTGGCCGACGGCACACCCGACGTCAATTATTGTGTCGACGGTGTTGAGGGCGGAATAGAATTGAAGTTCAGCGACTTCGTTCGGGGCGACACCGCACAGGTGCTGGGCGTTGCCTACGGTCTACGGCGCTCACAGATCATCTACGCTTCCCGCCGGACCTGGGCTGGTGGTAGATGCTGGTGTCTTATTGGCAACCCGGCGGCAACCTGGCTGGTGGACCTACGGGGAATGACCCCCGAGGACCTGGGTGCCCTGTCGGTTGCCAGTGCCGCCAGGCTTCGCCAGGTCGCGACCTGGCATTGCGGGCAACGTATGGGCGGTACCCTACCCCTAGCCCTGATAGAAAGACTGCCCAGGATTGATCCCTACTTTTCCTCTTCTTCTTCCGGGTTGAGCGGGACATAGGTGACAGCGTTCGCCTTTACGCCGACTGACGTAGCAAACGACGCGACCGCCTTTTGTGCTTCGGCCTTCGACTCGAAGGTCTTCACGCCCTCGGCGATGGTGGTTTCACCATTGTCGGACTTGAAACGCCAGGACCATACACCGCTGGAACCTTCGCTGACTTCGATCTTCATGGTAGTGCTCCTTGATCAGTTGAACGTGTGGTGCGCGAGCCAAGCGCAGATTGACGGCTGCCGGCGAACGACGACCCGAGCCAGAAGGCCCCGATCGTAGAAAGCGAACCAATGATGGCTGTCACAACGATTAGTCTAACCTCGTCGGTGTAGATTTGTCCACCGCCCTCTCTAAATATTTCCCACGGGAAGAGCACGACAAGCACCATCATGACAACGAGCCCAAGCATGACCATCGAAATAACAAAGGCTGGCTGTGACATGAGCGAGAGTGACTCGCCTTGTGGTGTACGCATTTGCGCAACGGCAATACTGTAATTGCGTGCTGCCGCAATACCTCCGCCACCAGCCTCTTGGATGTTCAGGTAGTTTTTCTCTATGGCCTGCTTCACAGCCGTAGCCTGGACAGGGTCGGCCTTGATAGCTTCAATGACCTCTTGTTCATTCTTAGCACCAATGGCATCCTTCGCTACAGTAAAGACAGCTTCAGCCGCGGCTAAATTGCGCTGGGACACTTCAGAGCCAGAACCAAATATCTTTGTGAGTTGCGGCACAAGCTGGATGAGCGACGGCAGTAGTGCTGCTACGATGGCTGGAATGGGCATGGCTTTCTCCTGTTGCAATTCAACGCCGGTGTCCGTGCTGCCACGTGCTATCTCCGCCGTCTTGCTGGCAATGTGTGGCAACTTAGCGGGAAGCTCTTTGACCGGCAGCATCATCGGTTCTTTAGCTGCTTCCTCGTTCATCAACAGTCCGCCTGCCTCTTCGTACTCACGTAAAAATTCCTCCAGCGTAACGACTGGCTGACCGTAGGGTGAACCTGGCAAGCTCGCCCACTCTTTATTGCACTTCAACACCGCGATATGGATACGGCCTTCAACGACGTCCTCGAGGGCCTTGCGCCCATGAATCAAGGCTATAGCACCCAGATCCTGTGTCGGTGGTTCGAAGTTGATAAACCCATATTCACCACACAGGGCAAGCCAGGTCTTCTCGAGGAATTGGTAGGCACCGGCCGCGGTAGACGTCAGCCGTTTGCCGTTCCGTAGCGTGACCGTTGTGCGGATGCGCGGGTGATCGGCGAAGTCATCGAACGTGCTGTAGACACCGTCCGCGCCCAAGAACAGCTTGCCACCGAACAGCGTGCGGTACCCATCCTCACCCTGCGTGCCTTCACCATAGCGCAACGCCCAGAGGAACGCACGGACATTCCTCTTGACGATGTAGTCTGTTAATGTTATCGACATCAATAAAACTTCGACTTCTTCGGCGGCTTGTAGTCCGGCCGGTGTGGAACAACCCACAGCATCTTATGCCACATGGCAAGGCAGTAGAGCGCAAGTGCGATTGAAATCCACAGCGCATCTGGTTGAATCGTTTCTCGGATGTATACGTAATAGGCCCGCGAAATCGAGCCCAGGCTCACACCGGCCAGCGCGACGACTTCCATGATCGTCTTGCGCACGTACCCGGAGAAGCTCGCAATAAGAGCCGTGATGCTAACGAAGAACCAGCAGAACGCAGAGAGATGCGTGATGTCGAATTCGAAGTCCATTTACTTGTCCCTTGGCCTACGCAACCATGCATCAAGAAAGTCTCGAATAGCTGTTGTCGACTGCATCCATTCCCACACGCGACTGAGTACCGACATACCGAACAGGCCCAACAAGAAGCCTGCAAGCCCTATCGGCAACGCAAGCCACTGCGCGGTCCAATCCATAGCGTAGAAAGAAAAGAATGCGCCGCCTATAACCATGATCACACGCTGCCAAAGCGTCCCACTCACGAATCGCATCGAGGCGAGCGCTCCTGCCACACCGGACAAGTGAACCATCAATTGCTGGATGTCCCACATTACAACTCAATCATCCAGGTGGTATGTTGACCGACATTGTCTTCGTGTCGGACAACGTGCCGTCGGTGGCGACGACTGTGATCGTGTCGCCACCTATATAGTAGTCGTCGGCATCATAGTACATCGAGTCCAACGAATAATTTATCTGTTGCATGTTGCCAGTGAAGACGATGGTCTTTGTGCCGGCGCCGGTGATTGTTGAACGACCTCTGTATGTTTCCCAAAAACCCAAGGCTTGATTCCTGATATAACCGATCCAGTCCCAATAGAACGCCCCGTCTAGTTCGGTGCTGTATACACTTGCGCCGCGCCAAGTTGGCTGTGTGTTTTTGCAGGTAGTGACTTCACGTGTGCATTCTGCGACGGTTAGATTGTCTGTATAGTTGTAGTTCGTGGTGAAGCTAAGCATCATCTTAGAGTACGGTATACCTGTCTGCGCTGCGAAATCAAGTCCGCGACTAGAGCATGCGCCTGCGGCCTTGAATCCAGCCCACTCGATATATAGACCTTGGCACAGCGTCAAACAACCAGCGTCATTCAACGCCTTCGCTAATGCACGATGCCCGGAGATATACGCGTCAATCACATCGTATGTATACACAATCATGAACGTAGGGCCAAATATTGTTCTTAGCTGCTGCACGATATAGATTGCTTCAGTGCTTAGGTTATATCCAATCAAGTTGCCGATATAGTTCCGGAAGTCGATGCCGTCCACACCGCCCAATGAATTGATGAAAGGTATGATTGAGTTCAGCAAGTTATTGGATTGAGCGCGCGTTGTGTAGTTAAAGCCGTATCCCTGCCAACCAATGACGATGATAATTTTTTGGCCACGCGCACGCACAAACTGAACATCGGCCGGTGAAGGCCATCCAGGCCAAGGCCACGACACCGCGCCATTGTCCGTACCATTTCCGGAATTGCGCATCATGACAAGACTAATGAAGTTGTAGTCCGTGTGTATATTCTTGATGTTCTGTCCGCCGGCTCCATACCAATAACCGCCAGTAGCTCTAGACGGAAGACCGTCAGCCAAGATAGTAGGCCCGGTGCCTTGATCGTCCGACGTGAACACACCGCGATTCGATGACATCGTGACTTGAAGATTAGGTTTATACGCTGCAGCAAGCTGGACTCTTCTATCGTTGCCTGCGCCTGCGTTATAGAAGTGATATTTAACACCGGGATTCGAAGACACTGAAAACACTGATTGAAGCGGCGCTCCCACAGAGAGCGTCGGGCCAAGAGCAACAGGCGACGATTGAACTGTGATGGCGATCGTGTCGGTGTCTGTCAGCACACCGTCACTGGTCACCAGTCTTATGCTGGCTGGTCCTGAGTAAGCAGGAGTCGGCTGAAAGATCAAAGTAGCCAGGGCCGCGTTAATCTGCACTTGCGGTCCCGAGATCGTCATCAGAGCCGTCGTATTGCCGGTGATTGTGGCTGAACCAGCAGCCGCCGACACGCTGATTGTTCCGTTCGTTGCCGTCAGCGTAACACTAAGATTTTCCGTATCGGAATCATACACAGTAATGTTGTCGCTCGATAAATTGAGCGCTGTCTGAAAACCCGTTGTCTTCGTGGAAGGCACATAGTTTTGAGGTGCTTGTGCCACAGGTGGAGGTGCCGTACCGGACACAACAATGCTAAACGAATCCTCATCCACATTGAGACCGTCGCTTGTGCGCAACGTCACTGTTGCCGTGCCACTGAAGCCGGATGCCGGTGCTATACGCATGCCATTCATTGCACGGTTTACGTTTTCAGGCGAACCAACAATCAGCACTTTAGATGTCCCGTTATTCGAAATCATCACGCCCTGATGTGGACTTGCAGCAATCGTCATACCATTAGATGCAGTGAGTGTTGCGGTGACGATTGGCGTATCTACATCGCCGACCTTGACCTGATTACCGCCTACATCCGAGAATAGCTTAGCTGTGTCGAGAAAGGTTGTTTGTGCTGCTGGCACGGTGTTGATTGGTGGCGCGTTCACAGGGATGCCCGTCGGAGGCAACCTAAGCGCCGAGGTAGCAAAAAGACGACGAGACATAATTAATCCTATGCAGAAGACATTCTAAAAATGCGAAAGCCAATACCGTCACTAGATATGATTGCTGCGTTTCCTACAGCAATCGTCTTTGATGTTTGTGTCCCTGCACCATCTATAAAGAAGCCAACACCGGCGACGCTCATTGTGACACTACCGCCGGATACGGCATTGATGAGCATAGAAAAACCATCGACCAGACACTCGGGATGAAACGTGATGGTGATGGTAGCACCTCTACAATCAGCGCAGCACCCATTGTCGGCCAAGCGCATCTGCCTGCTAACAGTAACGTCTGAGCCAGGTGAATCTGGGTCCGCCGAATCAGTACGCACACGCGGAACGCCGGTGTTGTAAAGATCATTCAGTCTGTCGATGTAATTCTTCATGCCGTAGTCAAACGGGCGCAGGGTAGTAGGCATCACATTTCCTCTATCGTTAATCTGGAGGCGTACACATCGTAATTGGGTTGAGATAGCGCAGCGTTGTCCGTAAACTTGCCCCAGAGCTGATAACTCTGTTCAAGCAACTTGTCATCACTCTCCGGGAACAAGCTCACGAAGAAAGGTTCTGTCGTACCGTTCAAACGAAGCATACGAAGCAGAGCGGCACGATCCTCAGAGTCCATGTTACCTAGCTCAAACTCGATGCGCCTCCACTTGGGACCACGTTCACCACGCAAGTCCCCAGACTCTGTGCGCTTGTTCTTGCTTGAATCGATGAACGTGACACTGTGCCCGAAGCTGAAATTGTATTTAGGCGACCAGACCGATCCAGCAATCAATCGTCCGACCTCGATGTACGTCTCGGGATTATTCAAGTCGAAGATGTGCACTTCAAGTTTGCGAACGGCATGTGACCCTGGCACCCAGACAACACCGTAGCCACCATAGCCATGTGCGAACAGAGATGCGCCGCCTCGCTGATAGAAGTTCTCACCGAGCGGCGTGCCCCACATGAATTGCCCGAGTGCCGGTGCTGGTGCGCACTCTACCGCGCCGGTGTCGAAAGCCGGTTGAGTGTCTGTTTCAAACGTATATCCGAATATGCGCATCGTAGCTTGCGGCGTTAAATTATTGAATGCAGCCACGACACAACTCACCGGCTCAGGTTTCGGCCATGTGCACACGATACCTGCATTCACATCTAACGAGCGCCATACCTTACCCTTAAGATTCGATAACAGGTTAGTAGCGACAAGCGATCCAGATTCGCTCGAGGTAATGAGTGAAGCGCGATCTACCGCGTTGTCCCAGATCAATCTTATATTGTTCATGAAAGCACTCCACTACATGCCGATTGAAATCATTTTGAACATCCAAAATTCTTTACCGCCCCATACAACGCTGGCACGCACAGCGCCGCCCCAATTGTAGAGACTTCCATTCGGCGGCAAGGGCGTAGTCTTCGGATAGCTTGCAGCGTTAACTGTGACAACAAGCGGATCAGGAGTCGGCGTTAGAATAATGCCGGTATAGACATTCGGGTCGCCATACCCAAATGGCTTTTCGATAAACGTGTCTTGAATCCATTGGCTCTTTGAAGCGTCCCAATGAATAGTGCCTGTGCCGCATTTCCAAGTTATAGGCGTGTTCCCTGGAATGCCAGTTAGCACCACGGCGATTGACTCTTTATCCTGGCCTTTATACATCCCGTTCGGGACAACATGGTAAGGATACATAGAGCCGCCAGAGGCCCAATAGCCATTGTCGCTGACGAGCTTTAAGCCGGTGTAGCCCTCAACAACGATCTGCTCTGTCGGTTGAACAGACACAACACGCTGCGCCGATTGCCGCATGATCTTGTCTCGCTCGTTAACTACGCTTGCCATTTGTCCGCCTTCTTTCAGATCAGCACTTTAATTGTGACGTGAGAGGTTAGCCAGTTTACCGAGACAGAAATGACCTGTCCAACCTTGCCAGCGGATAAACCAAAGCGATGATGCTTGATTCTCATGGCAGCACCTACTGGCGTGAACATCAAATTAGCAAAACCGACGAACTCATAAACGTGTCGTTGCTCCGAACGTAGGCGCACACGTCGATTGCATTCAACTGTTGCGCTATCGCTATCGATAAGCAAACAATTCTCTTGTTCTGGTTCGCTCCACAAACCATATTTTTCTTTAACAAGTGAATCAGTTACCAGCACCGTTAGCCATTCACGTGCGTACATCGACTTGTGATCTTCCGGCACACCAGAGGCTGTGTCTTCTTGCACTGTCCAATTCTTGCAGTAGCCAAGACGGCAACCGGCAACGACGGGTAGCCGATCCGCAATGTGCAGCGAACCAAGAACCATGTCCGACTCAGTGACTTCGATTGGTATAACAACACCGCTGCCTTCACGCTCTACCCTGACCTTCGTGGCGAAGAGGTACGAGTTCACGTCGGTGGGCGAGAAGGTATCATATTTACGCAGGACAGGTTTGATATAGGCAACGCCCGACTGTAGCTTCTTCGAACTGTAAATGTACTTATAGCCCGAGAGCGCTGTTCCACCATTCTTCTCGGCAACGTTAGTGCTCTGTGCTGGCACACTTATTGACGATCCGAGCTTATTGCCATATTCATCGTATTCATGGAAAAGAATTTCCACCTTGCAACGGTGCGCGCCTGTGTATGCGCCGATGGTATAGGTCGCATCCTGGATAGCCGGTATCTGTCTGCCCGAATATTCATAGTACGCGCTCTGATTATTTACGCAACCGTCCTGGCCTGCGTAGAACGTGCTAGTACCTGGCTCTATCAGCGTCCACGAGGCATCAAGATTAGTTCCAGAGATGCTTACGCCGATGCCGTAATTAGCCACTGCCCAAGTGTCTAAGCCCATAATGAAATCGCCGTTGTATACCAGATTCACCGGGCCGGTGCTCACTGGCGGCAACTGCAACTTCACGAGCTGGGCTTTACCGAGTGCTGTCATTGTTAAACGCGCACCCACAGACGCAGCGAGCTGTTGACATGCTTCAAGCACTGTTAGACGCTCCGTTGCCCACAAGCCAACAGGATATTTATTCAGCGCATCGAACTCTGTGAAATTGATCATATCGATATCTGATTCCACAAAACGATTTTCTTTTTCAGTACCCCATTCTTTCATTAAACGTCGAACGAGTTCTGCCACCGTGTTGAGATAGCCATTGGTGGCAACTACTTTGTCTCCCTGCACACTGCATGTAATCCGGCCATAAGGTTGCTTGTTCAATTTGAACGATGCCGGTGCGCCTTGCAGTAATGTGATTGCAATCGGAATTCCGTTATCACGAACTTCAAACGCACCTTCTCCAACGCGCACATGATATGCATAGATCAGGTTATTTACGCTTTGAAGTATGGGCGTGATGTTGTGACATTCACCTAATGCAACGGGAGCTAGCCGATCCGCATTCGGGCCAAAACCGCCAATCGTTAGTTCGTGTAGTGGCGAATCAAGCCGATAGAGCTTGTCGCGTATACGCATGTTGACGGTGTCGCGCTGGCTACTGTCTACGTCTTCAATGGTGCCATCGAATATCTGTCTGAAGTCTCTGCGCGGCCATGTCGCATCGCCAACATAGGCTTTGAGTTCTTTGAACTGCCACACGCGATCAAACATCCAATCCAAGTCGCCGTCACTGTTGTCTAACTCAATATCCCCATAAGAGTAATTGCCTGACAAGTTAATGTCCAAGCTCTGCGCAAAATCAAGTCCACCACGCATCAGCGGTGCGTAGTAAATAGGCGGACCGTCTTCGACCTTTGTGACGAAGCCATGTGATGCAAAGTACACGAGTTCAATGCTGCCCGAAACGGACTCAATGCATCTTGTCTCAATGAGCACAACACGGATCGCATGTTCGTCTTCCAACCAATTCGCAAACTGCGCGTCGGTGATTACAGGTTTAAGTACAGGCTGCGGGAAGACAAGCGGCGGCTTAATCAGGCTCGGTATATACTCAAACGTCGGCCAGAGCCCAAATACATACGTTGCCGGATTTGCTTTCGATGCACGTCCACGTTGAGACCCTGTTGCAGGTCGTACGACACTGTACGATGGCGGCAATGCTGCCGACACGTATTTGTTCGGGACATAGGTTGCTGGCGTCGCGACGCTGTACGATGTCGGCAGTGCAACAGAGAACGTATCACGACCGGACCGCACGTCCGGCATATACATCAAATAGCCCGCCGCTACCGCAATCGAATTCTTCGTCGGGACACTTGTCGCTGCCGTCGGTGTTGTACTGTATACCGGCGGGAATCCATTTACCTTTCGAGAATGTGCGTCATGTCCCCAAGCACCGGACAACAAATATGTCGTGGGTTCTGCTATGCTCGTATACCGGATAAGAGCAGCGCCGGCAATATTAGTTGGGAACGCTTCTATGACGAATTCGAACGGGAATGCGTACGAAACACGATCCGTACGACTGCTCGTTACGGTCCCGGCAACACCGACAAAGGTGAGGGGCAGCGCAACCGACGCACGCGAGGCATAACCATACGACTCACGTGCGATGCTGGTGTACGTTGCCTGTGTTGCGGCACCGGCGCCTGCCAATACGACGCTGCCGGTTGCGCTCAGCCCAGCATAACTGTACGTTGCCTCTAGTGCATTCGAGAACGTGCTGCGAAGCGACCCGCTCGTTGCCACTGTACCCGCCAGGCTGTACGCCGCGGCAGATGCACTGGAAACACGCGCGAAGAATGGCCACGGTTCGATCGTTCCATTAAAGAAGAACGACGTCCCTGTAGCAACAGATGTGAAGACTCGACCGAGCGATGCCGTTGCACTTTGGGCTGTGTAGGCGTAGTTCGCCTGCAGCGCGACCGATGGCCTGGCTACACTCGATACTGCAGCGGCAGCAGCCAGACTGTACGCAGACGGCACAGCGGAAGAAATTGGCAGTCCAGCCGTTCCGGTGTCGTATGCCGTAACAGTAAAGCCAGCCGCAACAGCATTGGATGTATAAACACGTCCGAGGTAGACAGTCGTGCTCTGGGCAGCGGCAGCGTAGAGTGCTGGCAGGGCAGCGGAAGTTGCGGTCCAGGTCGACACCGCGGGTGCGCGGGCCGAGCTATACGCACTCGGCAGGGCAACGGCAATGCGCCCAAAATTAAACCCGGTGTCAGGTGACACATGGCTAAACGATGCTGGAACAGCGTTCGATGTATAAACCCGTCCGAGCGATACCGTCGTGCTCTGCGGCGCCAGGGTAAAGACTACCGGCAACGCGACACTTGGCACGTCAACCGGAGCGATGAAGACGCTAACCGTGGCAGCCGTCGGGCTATAGGTGTACGTGACCGGCCCGGCCTGGCTGTTGTACCCGGCCAGGTCCACCGTACTCGTGGCCAGGGCTTGTGAAAACGAGCCAGGTACTGCGTTCGTTACCCGGTTAAGGGTATCGGTACTCCCTACCCCTGAAAGCAGGTTGTACGTGGTAGAGCTGGCGGTACTGGTGTACCCTCTATTCACGGTCGTCAACGCAGCCGGTGCCAGGATATAGCCAGCAGTCAGTGCATTGCTAACTGTTTGCCGCGTAACTGTGGACGTAGCATCGAACGCCACCATCGGCGCAAAGGCGAGCGGGTCTGCAACCGATGTGATTGCCGCGCCTATGACCGAGGTAGAAGTATTGACCGCATCGATCTGCAGCGGCAGCGACGTTGTGCCACCAGCGTTGACATATATCCAGGTGATGAACTGACACGCCGACGCGTCGATCGGTAATGTGTTAGTAGGAGCAGAGTACCTAACGACCCACTGACCTTCAGTCGGCGGATTAGAAGCAGTGGCCGGTGCGGACTCGAAGTACGTGATTCCAGCTCGCTCACTAATGGCGAGCCATTTATAGGTATCGGTGAAACCGGCTGGAGCCGCGACTATATCTGCAACGTACCCCCAAGCATCGTTCGTGAATTTATGTAGTTCTATTGCACCGGCAGTATTGACCGCCCACTGTATATAGTTACCGCCGGCCGAATGAAGGCCAACCTGAAAAGTATTGGCAGCAGGATCACCGACTAACCGCCAGGGTTGAACGACCTTGGCGAATACACGACTCTCTCTGAGGTCGAAAAGTTCTTTCGATTCAATCGAGCACTTCGCGCCGCTTATTCCATTGGTGACTGCGAAGTTGGCAACCCCGCCTGTAAAAGTGACCGTACCATTGGTGCCGGCCAAAATCCACTTGTTGACATCGGGCGCTGCTTCAAAGTTTTCAGTGAGCGTCCCGATTAGCGGCCGTCCAAGTCCTACTCTGACACCTGTCGCATCGACTGCGGCAAGCGCGTATGTGGCCGGGAGCGCTGACGATTGAACGACTGCCGCCTTGATACCTGTCGCGTTGGCTGCGGTAAGCGTGTATGTGGTCGGGAGCGCTGTTGATGTAATAGCCGCAGCAGGAGCAGTAGCGGTGTTGACCGCGTCGATCTGGAAAGGAGCCGTCGTTGTCGCACCGAGGCCGATGTATATCCAAGCGATTAACTGACACGCCGATGGGTCAAGCGACAACGTACTAGCAAGAACAGAATGACGAACAACCCATTGACCTTCAGTCGGCGGGTTGGAAGCAGTACCCGGTGCCGACTCAAAATATATTGTTCCTGCATTCTCTCTAACTGCCAACCACCTGAAGGTATCGGGAGTCGCGTAGATGCCGGTGGCTATTTGTGCAAGTTCGCCGTCCCACGCATCGTTTGTGAACTTGTGAATTGCTAGAATGCCGGCAGTGTTGAATGCCCACGCGACATAGTTTTCACCGGCCGATTTAACGCCGACTGAATAACTGTTGTTAGGTGGATCACCTGTCTGCCGTAATGGCTGGACAACCTTCGCGAATACGCGAGTACCTCTAAGATCGAAGAAGTTCTTCGAGGTAAGATTGCATTTCGCACCTGTGATTCCATTGGTTACTGCGAAGTTGGCAACACCGTCAGAGACAGTGACCGAGCCGTTCACGCCGGACGTAGTCCACTTATCGGTATTGAGCGGTGCTTCGAAGTTCTCTGTGAGCGTCGAAATCAGTGGCAAGAAGATTCCGAGAACACTTGTTGCGTCGACCGCAGCAAGGGCACATACAGCCGGTTCTGCTACCGACTGGACTAACTGCCTTGTGCTACTTGTCGCATCGGCCGCAGCAAGAGCATATGCGGCTGCGTCAGCCGACGATTGAATCGACTGCTTCAGTCCTGTGTAATATTGCAGCTTGTAAGGCGAGACAATACGCGAGTTGAACGAATTCGTCCACATCCGCTGTTGATACGTGCCGCCTGTCGTTGTCTGCTGACCTGCACCCCAGATTTCAACAACGAGTACGTCCCCGTCGAGAACGTTAACTGCTGCGCCCGCGAACTGTTGATCCAGTCGTGGATCATCACTAACAAGCCACTTGTTGCCTACCGGGCCGGATGCGTTAAAGATGTACGGGCTGACAACCTGATTCGTCGATGGACGCCACACATACATCACCGGCCAGAAGTACGTGTTCGCATTGACACTGCTCGAGGCCGTTGATACCTCGTAGCTCCACGTCTGCGCCGGAATTGTTTGTGCCGCCAGCGCAGGAGTCGTGAATCGTCCTATGTAGTAAGACTGCGGCGCTGCTGTATTAGATTGAGAGGCGCTGGATCGTGCTGTCTGCTGTGTGTCATTCGGTGCAGTCTCGGACCACAGGTATTCAGTTGCTATCGTCGCCGCACTGTTAGTAATAGCCAGCGGCAGACTGCTCGCCTTCTTGCCAGCAGTAGGTGCCACAGGCGCTGTACTTGACGTGAACCACAGCGTCGACGTTGGCTTATAAAGAATCTTGTACTGCGAGATAACGCGCGACGTGTTCGCCGTCATCCGCCAAGTTTGACGCCGTGCTATGCCTGTGGACGACGTGCTTCCAGCATAGCATTCGATAACAAGAACGTCACCTTCTTCCGCATCTACTCGTGCGCCTGTTAAATTACGAGTCGGCGCAGCAGCAATCGCCGCAGGCCACACCGCACCGGCAGGTCCGGCTGCATCGAAGATATGTCCGACAACGGTGTTGTTCGACGGCCGGTACACATACATGACCGGCCAGAGATACGTGTTCGCATCAAGGTTCGTTGCAGCAACAACGAAGGCCCAGTTCCATGTCTGCGCATGGATGGTTTGAGCGGCCAGTGGACGAGAAATGAATCGTCCAAAGTATTGCGTCTGCTGGCTTGTGTTCGCCGCCAAGTCAACGAAGCGATCGTTGATATTGCCGGCACCGCCCCAGAACGAACTGAGCACGCCGTCAACAGAAGGGCCAGAAGAATCTGTGCCCGTACCTGTCGCGGTATGCGTCGGGGCCAGAAGAGCGGCAGCCGATGCCCTACGTGCACCGACGACGACATTCGATGCATGGGCAATAGGAAAAAGACTTGTCGTCCCACTGAAGAAGACATCAATGGACGAAGCTGCAACCGCAAACGTCGCGGGTGACGCAGCACTCGTGACGTTTACGCTCGCGGGCGTTGGGACCATCGGCGCATAGACCGCCGCATCGCCACTGCTGATAAGAACGCGCGCCGCTGTTGCTACCGCAGCAGCAGGCGTCACGGAGTAGGTGTACGGCGTTGCGGTGCTGTACGCCTGGCGAACAACCGTAGCCGGTGTTGCCGTGGCCAGGTACGCTGCCGGCAGTGCTGTGCTGGTATGACTAACAACACCGATAACCACAGTCGACACCGCGTCAACAGGAACCATTGGCTCATAGGCAAGCGACGAAGCTCGCGATGCGACATGGTCCTTCGACGCGGCAGGTGCCAGTGAGTAAACAGGAGGCGATGCAACGCTCGTGTACGTCTTGGACACAACCGCCGTTGCCGATGTCGGTGCCATCGGCGCATAGGCCATTGGGTCCGCGACGCTTGTTGTCAGGACCGGCGCACGCGTGATCGTTGCTGTTGTGTTCGCACTTGGCGCCATTGGCGCATAGGCCATCGGGGAAGCAACACTGCTGAGGACAGCACGGTCTGCTGTCGCCATCGGAACCATCGGTTCATAGGCCAGTGTGTCCGCAGTGCTCGGAGTGTTCGCGCCTACAGGCCCGGTGTAGAACGTGAACGTGTGCGGAGAAGTTATCTTCGAACTAGTGTCGTCAATGGCCCATAAGTGCGTCCCAGGCATCGACGGCACAGCCGCAGCCGCAGTCTGCAAAGCAGCCCATGCTTCGTAGATAAGAACGTCGCCGTCCTGACAAGTAAAGCTAGGGCAAGCGTAGTTGTTAGGAACGCCTGCGGTTTGACCGCCTGACCACTCAACCCCACCGGCTGAACTAGTACCGTCAAGAAACGTGAAAACAATCTGGCCTGTCGATGGCCGATAGATAGCGAGATAAGGCCAATGAAATGTATTGGCTGAGGTAACACCCTCGCCGCAATTTATACCGAAGTTCCATGTCTGCGCTGGTATCGTCTGAGCTGCAAGTGGGTCGGACTGAAAGCGCCCGAAGAACATCCCACGGAATTCAGTGATGGAATTTACGAGCGTTATGTTCTTCTGCGACGTCACCATCGTCGTCGCAAACTTCTTGCGATACAGATTGCCTTGCCCTGTCGCAATTATTGGAGCAGGAGTGTGCAGAACACTCGTCTGATTGAAATAAGTGCCATCAGCAATCGTCGGCGACGCTAATTCAGCAGAGGCAAAATAGAATATGGTTGCCACTACAGATACTCCCCACTAAGAGTACACATAGGGAAGTCGCGTTTAATTTCGGGTCGCACCGGACAGTCGAGATAAGGCTCGCGCTTCATATCTTGCGGCCAGCTAGTACAAGCTCCACACCGCGAACACACGCCGTCAATGCGCCACCTCTCGCCCGTATGAGGGACGAGATAGATGACACTAGTTGGCGTCTGCGACTCGATGACTACGAACGGGTCGCAGGTTGGCGTGTACTGCACCGGCTTACGAGTCGGTGAAGATCGTGCCGGGACTCGCGTTGTTGAACTTCACAGTGAACGAGTCACCGTCGTTCAGGGTCACAGCAGAGCCGTGGTCCCAGAACATCACAAGAGCATCCAGAGGAGATGTCGCGGTGTCGTTGTAGAGACCGTAATAGCGGAACGGACCCACGGCGGCGCCCGTTGCCGTCACAACAACCTGATTGGCCTGAACCGTCGTGGTGCCTGCCGTCTCGGCAATGGTCACGCCGGACAGGGCAACACCGCCACCGGCGCCACCTGTGTAGCCGCCGCCCGTTGTGAGTTGCGTAATTTCACTGAGAAGTGAATTAGCGGCTGTCGGTGCGGTATTTGTCAGGAACAGTTTGAAGGTATGGCTACCCCAATTGTGGACGCCGCGATTCTTTTGTTCGCTGTAGTCGTTGAATTTTTGTGCTGCTGGCATTAAATGAACTCCTTAGGCCAGTACAGGCCGTGAACGAGATTGATAGGTTCGCTGACGAGCGGCCCGAATGGTCGCCTCGCTTTGCACTTGAGCTGCTTGCTGGGCCGCCGTAAACGTGGCCCCTATTGTATTGCCGGCGTCCTGTCTGTTCTCTTTGCGTAGAGCTGCTACTTCTGTTCGCAATGCCCGTAACTCCCCTGAGAAGTCCGGCAGACCACGGATGAAGTTCGACTCTTGCTGCGGCAAGACCATTTCCTCTTTATGAAGCAGCGCAGGATAGTTATTGAATGGAACCCGCGACAAGCCTTCGGCATGAGGGAATCCA